ATGATCCGGATATTGGTAGCGACCACCGCGGTCAGCGTGGCGTCGCTGATCGCCGCGCCCGCCGCTGCCGCCACTCCCCTGCCCGGCTGCTACCTCGAGCCCAGCGCCTACAACTGGTACAACCCGTGCAGCGGGCAAGCCCCGTGGAACCAATCGAATTACAGCGGCACCAACGGTGTTCCCGGCCAGTACGGGCCAAACGGCTACACGGCTGACACCGGCCAGCCGGGCGGCCCTCAGTGGTGCTTTGAGCACACCGGATCGTTCACCTGCCCCTAGCGTCGATGAAGACGTCAGCGAGAGCGATCCCGGGCCGGCGTTTCGCGACGAGGCTGGTGGCGTGACGGCGCGCCGCCTGCTCGGTGTAGTGACTCATCGTCGAGGCCTCGGCCCGCCCCTTGCGGCTCTCCGTCCAGTCGAGACGCCACATCGGCCGGCCATCCTCATCGACATCCATGCTCAGCGTCACGCTGGTGACATACGTGCTCATCGTCGCGCCCACGATACGACGAAAGCCGCCCCCCAGCCGGAGGCTGAGGGGCGGATCCCGGAGAGAACGTCAGGTTAAGGCGGGAACGACTTACCCGTCACTTCACGCGCCTCACGTCGATCGTTCTGCTGCTCGCGCACCAAGATGATGATCATGGGCACATAGATCAGCGCGGGGAACGTGTAGATCACGAACCGGATCTGCTGGCGGAACGCGAACTCGGCAGCCCACCACTCGATCCACACCGACGCTGCGGCCTGCAGCAGAAACGCCGACATCGCGACACACTTCACCAGGTACGGGGCGCCAATGAGGTTGGTCCACCACTTCGACCGGAACCCGTACAGGGTAGTGAACGCGGTGACTAGGACCGCAGCGACGGCCAGTGCGATATTCGCCAGGCGCTCGTAGTCGATGTCGAGCCAGATATCGGAGATGAACGTAGCCGGGATCAGCAGCGCGCCAATCCAGTACGCCCACAACAATATCGGCGGTGTGTTCTTCACGCGTGACCCCTCTTACCCCACGATTCCTGCAACATTTCAGTGAACCCGTTGCGCTCGAGCTGCCGCCGCAGCCCAGCCGTCGACCGCCGAGACTCGATGTCCATTACTGCCGCCGCCAGTAGCCGGCGGTCGGCGTCGGCGTTCTTCTGTTGGGCCTCCACCGTCCGCAACTCGGCGTCCGTAGCGCGCTGCCTGGCATCCGCAATATCGCCGCGAGCCCGATTCCAGAACCACATCAGTCCGCCCGCCCTTCACGAATGGCCGTGAGGATGCGTTCATTGACGGCCTCGATGGCGGTCTTCTCCGAGATCGACGTGGACAGCACCGCGATAGTGGTGTCCTTCTTTTCGTCGCTGGCCCGAAGCGCGGCGTTCTCGCGTTCCAGGGCGGCGATCTCGCGATCCCGGCCGGCGATCACCTCCCGGTGGTGGACACCGAGGATCAGGCTGCCGCGCTGCAGCGAAACCAGCAGGATCATCGCGACGATCACGATGACGGTGACGACACCGATGCCGTTCAGCACCTGCGGGTTCAGCAGTCCGCCCATCAGGTCGGCCCGGCGGGCAGGTACATGGTGTGGGTGAACTGGCGTTGGTAGGCGCCACCCCCACCGATCTTCACACCGCCGCCCTCGCCGCTGGACACCGCGGTGCCGTCAGGCAGGGTGACGGCCGTGTGGTGGCTATTCCAGGCGATCACAAGGGAGTTCGGGGCGCTCCCGTACCGGAACCCCCGCGCCAGGAGCGCGGCTTCCTCGTTGCCGGTGTGGAACCTGTCCCCGAATATGGGCCTGCCAGTGGCTGCGTTGGCCACCCACGAGGCCAGCCCAGAACAGTCGGTGCCCGCCGGGGTGTCACCGCCGGGGATGTACGGTGTGCCGCTCACCTGGACGATCAGCGCTGTGACGACCGTCAGCCAGGCGGGCATCAGCACGGTTCCCATCGGCCATTGCGGATGAAGCCGTGCAGTCCGCAGTCCGAGCAGCCGCAAGACGGCGAAACCGTCAGCGGCTCATGCTCGCCGGAAACGATGGTGTGGCCGTTGGGCTCGTTGAGCACCAGGCGCGGCGCGCAGATGATCACACCGCGCTTACCACCGCGATCGCAGGTGTGCCGCACACCGATCGAACCGTCCGGGTACCAAGCGGTCTCGACGCCGTCGCCATGATCCAACAGCACGTTGAAACCTCGGCTGAGGTCAGCGAGCACTTTCCCGGGCATCAGAGTCTGATCGCGTTGAGTCGGGCAATGTCGTCGCGGACAACATTGAGGCTGGCGATGCTCGGCGGCGGTTCCCGATCCTCCGGCAGCGGCTTGCCTTCACGGCCGAGCCGGTGGGCCTCCTCCAGTTCCGCCCGCCGCGCCTTCGCGATGCAGCACCGCGGATCCTGCGGCCCGTAAGCGCAGTTGCAGGCAGCGAGTGAGGGCATCACGGGGTCTTGCCGCGCAGGAACTGGTCGACCAGCCCACCCGGGGCCACGACAGCGGACAGGCCCGGCACGGCCGCGGCCACGCCCTGCACCAGCTGCACGCCCTGGGCTACCGACTGGCTGAAGTCGGTGAACGCGTTCGAGACGGCCTGCACTGACTGGACGGCCGACATCGCCGGCGGCAGCTCGGGTGCGGGAGGCGGCGGTGGCGGCGCATCGAACGTCCCGTTCTTCACCTGCTTGTTCGTCTTGTTCGCGACGAATCCGAACCCGAACGCGCCGGCCAACCCCATCGCGGCGGTGCCAAAGCCGGTGATCGCGTTGGCCTGATCTGCCGACAGCACTCCGAAGGTGGCCAGCGCGCCGATGAGCGGGAAGATCACGGCCAGCACGGCGTAGGTCTTGGTGCGTGTCGGGGCGTTGGGGTCGACGGGTCCTGCGGTCTGAACTGGGGTGGTCATCATGCGGCCTTTCCGATGGCGTTCTGCAACGCGGTCGGGTTGACCGCGAGGATGTAGTTGAGGACGCTGGTGGCCTGCTCGACGGCCCACGGGTCGATGCCGGGGTTGGGGTTGCCGTCGTTGACTTCCCACCATTTGGTGGCGCCGACGCCGCCGTTGGCGGTGGCCTTGACGAGGAGCAGCGCCCACAGCGCCCCGCGGATCGCGTTCGTTTCGACCCAATTCATGTGGCTCGTGGCGTCGGCGCCGAACGAGGCGTCATCACCAGACATGGTGCGGTCGTTGCTCGTTCGGTAAATCGACCGGGAGGTTTGCAGGGCCATGTGGTTCTCCAGTTCTGCGAGACGGTTGTAGAGCTGCTCGGCATCACCCATTCGGGTGTCGTAGCGGTCAGGGAACGCCGAAGACTGCACGGCCTGCGCATAGCTGCCCGGGCTGTTGGGGCCGTTGTAGTTCAAGCGCGCGAGCCGGTCGTAGAACAAGCCAGCCGACAGGGTGGGGTCCATGCAGGTGGCGGCATCACCCCACCACCAGCCGTTGGCGCCGTGGACGACCTGCTGCTGGAAGATCCCGACGCTGAACCCGTCAGCGCCGACCGCTTCACGCAGCGGATTCGTCATGGAGTCAGGGACTTTCGCGTTGGCATAGATGATGAAGTTCGACTCGACGTAGCAGGTCGCCAGCGCGATCTGGATTCCGCGGGGTGTGATGAGCCGCCGGTGTCCTTCTTGGATCACGTCCAGGGCGTGCCGGTCCTTGGCGTTCAGGTCGTTCGGCTCGGGGACGTGGACCGGTGCGGCCTCGCCGCTGGTGTTGGCGTAGCAGTAGCCCTTCGGACTGATCAGCCCGACGCACTGCTCAAGGGTCACCCAGTAGAAGAACGGCCGGAACCCGCTGTCGGCGATGCACACCGCGCGGCCGCCGCGGCCGTCGTAGTTGTCGTCATAGCCGACTGCCGACACGTAGTGGTAGATGGTGTAGCGGCCGTACCCGTCAGGGCTCTGGGAACCTTTGATGCCGCGGGGCGGGTTGGTGGCGGGACTGACCCAGTTGTTGATGACGCCGTGGCCGGTGTCGATCGACTGCTTCAGATTCCGCCAGTACGTTTCGATCTGCGCCGCCGAGGGCGGATCGTTGCGCACGTACACGGTGGTGTAGTTGGCGTCGGGCAACCGCACATCGAGGCAACGGTTTTCGATCCAGCTGACATCGTCGGTGCCGTTGGTGGTGGTGCCGATCTCGGCGATCAGCTGCGTCTCCGTGACGACAATCCCGACGGCGTTGAGGACGACCTGGGTGGCGGCGGGCCCGCAGTCCCAGCCCTTCTCCTGCGGGATGATGCCGTGATCGAACGCCAACACTTTCTCGGTCATGCGGACACTCCGATCGGTGCGGTCGCATCGCCCTGCTCGGCGAGCAGTTTGGTGAACGTGGCGAACGTCATGAAGAACCGGCCATCCCGACCCCATCCGTCACCCCAGCTGTTGAGGAAGGTGAGTGTCTTTGTCTCGTAGGAGATTCCGAGGCACAGGTACTCGTGCCCGCCCTGCACCGCGCCGCGTGGCCACACGAACCCTTGGATGTCGGGCGTGAACATCGCCTCATACCAGTTGGTACCGACGATCACGGGCTGCAGCTGCACGGCCGCTGCGAAGTGGTCGAATCCGAAGCAGTGCCGGTACCCAGTGAAGTAGCCGAGCTTCTTGCCGGCCTTCGCCGCCCCCAGCCCACTCGATCCCTCATCGGTGGGCGGGTAGGTATTGCTGGCGATGCCGTCGAGTCTGGTTGCCAGCGAGTAGATGTGGACGGCGTCGGCCTCGGTGAGGAATCCGCTCGGCAACGCCGGCCGCTGCGTGCTGCGGGACGGTTCGAAAAAGTCGGTGTTGATCAATTGCGCCGTCGCGTTGCCAGTGCACGCCCCCAAGTCGCCCTGATCGAGCACGGGTGCATGGTGGCCCCACAACACAGAGCGGGGCTTGGTGGCGCGCCGAGCCTCGAACTGGCGGGATCGCGCGTCATGATCCAGGAGGCGACCGAGAGTAGGCATCAGGCAATCCCTTTCGAGTAGCTTTGGGAGTAGATGGATCAGCGCAGGTCAGCGCCTGAGCAGCGGAGCCTGCTGGTTTTCAGCAGGTTTAGAGTTCGCGGATCAGCGGTGGCGTATCTCGTGCCAGACGTAGTGGCCGGCGGCGCCCAGGAGAATGAGGGCGAATGCGATCAGCCCGACCAGGACCAGGAGGTCCCAGTCGAGCTGGATGGTCATTTCACCAGTCGGGTTCGTTGCCGAGTGGCAGGTGGCCGAGGATGAAGCCGACGACGGGGATGATGCGGTGCCGACACCACGCTTTCCACCAGTAGCGGAACGGCACGTGATCGATGATCGGGCAGTCACACACGATGCAGCGCTGCTCGGCCATGGCGGTACCTCAATCCCTGGCAATGGCCGGTTTCCACAGATCGCCGTCGAACACCTTCGCCGCGACCGGATAGAAGCTGCCGTTCAACTGAACCACCGCACGACCAACGCTATTGGGGTCAAACGGATCCCGCACCACCGCATGCACCGAGCCAGTAAACACCTGGTCGTCGTGGCCGTAAAGGTTCGAGGCGCGCACCGTGGCGGTGTAACTGCCTGCGGTCGTGGGTGTTCCCGTGATTACACCGGTGTCTTCGTCGAGGTCGACGCCGACCGGGAGTTGGCCTGATTGCACCTCCCAAGTGATTGGCGTGGTGCCTGTGACGGCCAGCGTCTGGCTGAAGGCCTCCCCCACGGTGAGATCGTTCAATGCGGTTGTGGAGATGTCCGGTGCGCCACCGAATCCCACAGTGATGGCGCTGAACAGCCAGGCCGCGATCTTCGCGTAGCCCGAAGCGATCGGGTGAAGAAGGTCGGTGTAGAAGTCGGCGGTGACGAGGTTGATCTGCCGGCTGTCGATCATCCATACACCGTCTTGTGTGGTGGACTGCTGGATCGGTGGGGTGAGCGACAGATCCTCGCCGGGGACGAGGGTGGTAATGAGCGCGTTGAACAGATCGACGAAAAGGACTGTGTGGCCAGGCAGGAACGACTCGTAGGTGATGAACGGGGTGTGCTGGGTGGTGGCCAAAATTGGCGCCCCCGGGCAGCGGGTCTTGACGGCGTCGATGAACAGCAGATACTGCGCCGTGAAGGTGCCGGTGCTGATTTCATTGAACCCGTCCCAGATGATGACTAGTTTCGGGTTCGAGACGGGCAGTAGGTTCGCCTTGTAGGAGTTGTAGGTGGCCATCACCTGGCTGGGGATTCCGCCGAGCATCACCGTGATGGTGGGCGCCCTACCGCGGGTGGCCGTGCGCAACGAGACCGCCGCCCGGTACCCGTTGTTAGTGGGGTAATTCCACAGGTACACCTGAACATTCATGTCGTAGAGGTCACCGAGGAGAACGGCCAGCGGACCTGCCCAACTGTATTGGCTCAGTGCAGCATTCGGCGGGTAGTAGGAACCGTAGGCGGTGGAGTCGCCGACGACTTGGATGGTGGCCGACTGATCGCTGTTCAGCGCCGTGATCAACTGATCGAACGGTCCCGCCATCTATGCCGCCAGGTCCACGGCCATGCCGAGAACGTTGTTCGGTGTCCCGGATGCGACTGTGGCGGTGAACGTCACCGACGCCGCCCCGGCGGCTTCACCGATCTGCATGGGACGGTTCGGGGATGCCCCGGTTGGGTTGTACCGCGAGGTCTGGTTGTAGGCACTGAAACCACTGCCGACGACACCAGCCTTCAGGAAGCCCTGACAGATACGGTGACCCGCCGCCGAGGTGACCGTCTGCGAGGCGCTGGTCGTTCCGGCCGGGTTCGCGGTCTGAAGCGCGCCGACCGTTCCCACACCGGTGTAGGAAATGCTGTTGCACTGGGCAACCCAGGTGATGCCGCTGACACTGACCCCGACTGTCTTTGTGCCCGACGTCGAGTTGGTGTACTTGAACAGCGCCCCGAAGACGTGGTTGGCACCCGACGAACCGTAGTCGACCGGCGAACCCACCATCGTCATCGATGCCCCCCCACACGTCGCCGTCACGGTGCCCGACGAGCTCGACGGGCTGATCCATCCGACAAACAGCAACACCGTGGTGTTGGCGGCCGCCGTGATGGAGTGGGTCATGCCCGACGAGGTGAAGCTCGCCGACGTGGCCGAACCGCCGCCGATCGCGTCGAACGCAATGGGCGGGTTGACAGTTCCGGAATACACCGTGTCGGTGTGGCCGATGCTGTTCGTCACCCGGATGGTGAAGCTGTACGCGCCGGGCGTGGTGGGGGTTCCGGAGATCGTCGCGGTAGCCGAGTCGAACGTTAGGCCAGCGGGCAAAGACCCGGAGGGGTTCGACCACGTGATCGTCGGATAGCCGCTGGCATGCAGCGTTTGGGAGAACGCCACCGACGTGGTGATCGAGTCCAGGCTCGACTCGGTGATCGAGGGGGTGGATTCCAGCACAGATCCGGAGAACGCCTGATCGACAGACCCATAACCGTTGGTGGCCCGCAACGTGAAACTGTACGAGCCTGCTGCGCTGGGGGTTCCGGAGATCTCCCCGGTAGACGTGTTCAGTGACAGCCCAGACGGTAGCGACCCGGTGGGCTTGGACCACGTGATCGGTGTCGCCCCCGTCACCGACGGGGTCAGTGAGAACGCCACCGCCCGGTACAGGGTTCCCAAGCTCGACGTGCCGATCACCGGTGTGCCCGCCGCGATGGTGCCGGTGTATTGCTGGGTGTCGGAGCCGAACGCGTTCTCAGCCTGCACCGTGAAGTCGTAGGCACCCGAACTCGAAGGGGTTCCGTAGATCTGACCGGTGCTGGGGTCCTGCGACAGGCCTGTCGGCAGAGTTCCCGCGCTGACCGTCCAGTCGATGGGGGCCGTCCCTGTATGGACAGGGGTTTGAGAGAACGCCGCGCCCTGGCTCAACGGGTTCAGTGACGTCGTGGTGATGTTCGGAGGTGCCCCCGCAATCGATCCGCTGAAGGCCTGATCGTCGTAGCCGGCGGCGTTAGTGGCACGAATCGTGAACGAATACGCCCCCGACACTGTGGGGGTTCCGGAGATCACCCCGCTGTCCTCGTCGAGGTTGAGGCCGGTGGGCAGCGAGCCAACTTCCACGGCCCACGTCATGGGCACGGAGCCGGTGGCCACGATCACCTGCGAATAAGGTGTGCCGGCCTGCGGGGTGCCCCCGAGTGCGGTGGTGGTGATCACGGGGGCTACAGCGGCCAGGACGGTGCCGGTGAAATGCTGTGTGTCGGTGCCGTACCCGTTGGTGGCGGTGACGGTGAAGTCGTAGGCCCCTGTGGCGGTGGGGGTACCGGACAGCACACCCGCCGAGGTGACTTGAAGGCCCGCGGGTTCGGCACCGGCGGTGACCGTCCACGTGATCGGCTCGGTGCCTGCGGACACCAGGGTTTGTGCCACCGGGATACCTTTGTGGAGGTCGTCCAGGACCGTGGTGGAGATGGCCGGTGAACTGCCGGAGTAGTCCAGCCAAATGTCGCCTTCGAGAGCGTTCTCGGGTGGGACGGTGCCGGCCCAGATCACCGCGGAGGAGTTGTCACTAGGCCGCACATAGTCGGCGTTGCTGCCATGGGTGATGACTTGGCCCGAACCCTGGATCACGGCGGCGGCGACGAACTGCCAGATGGTGCCGTTGTACACGGCGTAGTCACCGGACGCGAACTCCAAACTTCCCGACCCGAGGTTCGCTGTGCCTTCAACGGTGGCCAGCCACGTATCACCTGCGGTGCCCGTGCCATCGTGCAGCGCAGGAATATTCGTACTCGCGTTCCACGTTCCCCGGTACCGCAGCGCAACACCGACGGGGCCTTCCGGGCCCTGTGGACCGTCAGGCAACCTGACGGGATCACCGACGGGAACAGAATCCCCATCAGCATTGGTTTTCATCGGCTGGGCGTAGCGGGTGTCGTCGTCCTGCGTGAACCCATCGAAACCCGCCCCGTCCTTCCCGGGGACGCCGCGCGCTTCTAGGTCGGTGGCGGGAACGGGGGTGAGTTCGTTGAGGGTTCCGGTCCACCCGGGGTTTTGGGCGGTGAACCAGAACGCCGCAAGGTTGATGCGTTTGCCGCCGATAACGAATTTCCCTGGCACATACTGCCATTGGAGTGTGTCATCGAACATGTCATCGGCGGCGGTGAGGGTGACGCCGGGGGTGTCGCTGACGGATTCCTCGTTGTGCTCGTCGAGGAGGATCTCGTACAGCAGGCCGTCGTCGCCGACGACGAACCGCCGCTCGGGAACGTACTCCACGCCGCCGTCGACGGGGACGGGCTGGCCGGCAGGAATGTTCGACACGAACTTGCCACGCAACCCGACCAGAGACTCACTGTCCTGCGGGCCAGCACCACTCGCGACGCGCTGCGACGCGCCGCCCGAAATGTGGAATTCGCCGAGTGTCATAGTCTGCGGTCCTCCATAATCAGGTACTCAGTTGCGTTGAGGGTTTGGCCCGCACTGGTGGTGATGGTGCAGCCCACCGGGTAGGTGCCGCCGGGATCGCCCCCTGAGATCAGAGCCCACGCGGTTTGTTCTTCAATGCCGAAGTCCTCGACCGTCAACCGTTCGGATGTGCTACCGAAGTCGACCTCGGTGACCGTTTCGTCTTCGGCCAGATCGTTGGACCAGTCGAACGGGCAGATCGCCGCACTGGACGGGTCCTTCGCCGGCCACACCGAAGCGGGGGGTGCTTCCAATCCGGGGATGATCCAGTAGCGGGCTGAGCGGTCGGCCTGGCGGGGCTTGTAGACGCTCATGTTGGCGACGGAATCGAACTCGCTCATCGTCGCCGCGGCGCTGAGGTGCACCGTGGCGGGGGTGAGGTCGAAACCCATGGCCGCCCAGTCGTCGTTGCCGCCCGCGCCGGGGAAAATGTATTGGGCGGCCGACAGGGTCACGTCATCATCGCCGGGGCCGTCGCCGAGCATCAGATGCCCGTACAGCACCTGAATGGCGTTAGCCCGCTGCACACCGCCGCTGTAGGCGCCTGTGAAGCCGGCCGCGACCCCGGCGGTGCAGTGCAGGCCCACGACGCGGTGGGCGGCGTTCACAGAGTCCACTTCGACGGCGTTGGCGGTCGCCGTCGACCCGGTGTTGACGGTGACCGCGGACCCCACCGATTCAACCCCGCCGTAGGAGGCCGCTGAAACCAGAATTGCCCGCGGTGACACCTCTGTCGGGATGCTGGACACCACCACACTCAGGGTGTGCTTCCCGAGGTCGACGTCCTGCAGAGCGAACGCCTTCATGAGCCGATGGTTGGAGGCCCACGCCACCGACGCCCCCGAGATCGCCGACAGGGCGTCACCGTTGAAGGTGGCCGCCATTCCGGCTGTCGAAATGTTCGTTCCGCCGACCAGGGCAACACCGACGATCAGGCAGGAATCCTCCAGCGCCGTCGACACATTCAGATCGACCGTGAGGGTCTTTGTTGTGGTCGCACCAGTGATGACCGCGCCGACAGTGCGGGCGGTGTCTTCAAGTACAGGCATCAGCCAGCCAGCCCAGCCGCCGGATAGGTGATGTCATCGGCGTCGAGAACCGGGTTGTCGCCGTCGGCGAGGATCCGCGCCGCCGCGAGCTTCCCGGATCGGATGAACGTTCCCCCGGTGGGTGCACTCCACTCGCTGATGTGGCTGGCGGTCCCGCCCGCGGTGATGGGGAACGGGGCCGTGCCGGCCGACAAGCTCACCGAGCCGCCATCGGCGGCGTTGTGGTTGAGCTGCTGGCGGGTCGCCGACCCGGCAAGGACGTGGGCGGTGCCGTTGGCGCCAGGGTCGCCGTCGTGCAACTGCAGCCACACAGAGCCGAATGAGAACGGGATGTTGTTGTAGACCGCGTCGAGGAACGAATTGATTACCGTGACGCTATATCCAAGGGTCATAACGGATTTCCTCTTCTTCTAGGTCTCTTGGATGGAGATGACGAATGACCGGTCGTCCTGGCGTCCCCGGTTGGTGGTGATGTGGCAGACCACGGTGTAATCCGTGTCGACAGTGCCGCCGCCGATCCAGGCGATAGCGGCGACATCGGTGAACGCCGGCTCGGACGCGAGATAGATACCGGATTCGAGTTCGAATCGGGTGGCGACGATGAAGTCCCCCCGCACAAGCAGGTTCCGCCAGTCGCACGGATAGTCCAGCACTGCGCTGGGGTCTTTGATGTGCACCGGGTGGTAAGGGTCTTCGAACGGGTTGTATCCCTTTGTCCCGGTGCCGAGTCCGACGATCGCAGTCATGCTGTGGCCTTCCGACGAGTCGTGTGGCTAGGAGGGCAGTGGGCCATAACGGGTTTCGTAATCGGCCTGGCTCAGGCTGGCGAGGACGCCGTTGACGGAGACGACGATGTTGCCGACCTCGACGAGCAGCTGCTGGCTGCCCTTGGTCATCTGCATTTTGTCGCCGTCGGCGTTCTCGAAACACATGACGCCGCCGAACCAACCGGCGGCCTTGAGCTCCTTGTAGAGGGCCCACATTTTGTCTTCATCGGAGATCACCCACCGCTTGATCCCGACGGTTACGGTGACATCCTCAGCGGAGCTATCGGTCACGGTTAAGCCCTTTCGTACCAAGAGAATGTGTCGATCACCGGCGCGGCGACGATGCTGGGGAATCCGTCGGCTGAGCGGCCGCCGACCACGATGTCGACGTAGGCCGGGTCAGGCGGGTAGGTCATCGCGGTGTCGTCGTAGGTGTGGAGCTCGAGCCCGTTTCTGCGGACCCGGAACATGTAGTCGTTGCTGCCGTCGGCTTCCCCGAGGTCGAACTCCCAGTACTCGCCGTCGGCCCGGGTATAGGACGACGGTGAGCCCAGCGAATGGAACCCTGGTGTGCCGCCCGACTCCACGATGTAGCCGGCCTGAATGGACGAACTGGTGACCAACACGCAGTACCCCTCGCCTGCAGCGAGATTGATGCGGTTGAACAGCAGCAGCGCCGAGCCTGTGCCGGGGATCTTCGTCGGCAGGTACACCGCCGTGGTGGTGGTGTTGCCGACGAAGTGGATGTCGTTGCGGCCGAAGATGCTGGCGTTGCCGAGGATCCCCGAGGTGGGGAACCGCATCTTGCCGGTGCCGTCGCGGTAGTACTTGTTGGCCGCCCCACCCCAGTGCCGTTCGTCGTACAACGGGCCCGGTGTGGTGAGGGCGGATCCGTCGAAGTTGTCTGAGCCGCACGTTCCGGAGCCCAACGTGATGCCGGCGACGGCGGCGTTGAGGGCCGCGATCTGCGACCATCCGTCGTCGGCGGTCTGCTGGGCGTTGTTGCCGATCCCGAGAAGCCCTGCGATGGTGTCGAATACGTCGGAGAAGATGCCGCCGGGGTTGGTCAGCCCTTGGAAGCCGTGGACGATCGCGTCGATCAGCTTCTGCAGGTCCTCGAACAGGGCCAGCAGGCCTGTGGCGGCGAGGACATCATTGATGAAGGTGGTGGCCGCGGTGACGACATCGAAGGCGGCGTCGGCGAAGTCGATGCCGCCGAGCATGTCTCGGAGGTTCTCGAACGGCTTCAGCAAGTCGGGTAGCGGGGAGTTGACCACGTGCCCGTCGTGGAACCCGAGAACCGCGACCAGCCCGTTGACCCAGTTGATCACCTTGGTCAGCCACACGATCCACGGGTCGATCGCGTTGGTGATCAGCTCGCCGATATCCCCGAAGATGCTGGTGTCGATACCGCGGAACAGGTCGACGATCGGTTTCAGCGCCTGCGCGAACGGCCCCAGGTCAGCAGGGCCGATACCGAGAGCGCTGAACAGTTCGTTGAGCGAGGGGAAGAGGCCGCCGATGCCGCCGAACAGGTCGCTGATCGCGGTCAGGAGAGCTTTGACGTCGGCGACGAACTTCTTGTCGACACCGAACACGCCGGCCCAGGCGGTGATCATGCTGTTGATGACGTCGACGAACTGCTGCTGGGGCACGACGTAGCCGAGGAAGAACTTCTGGGCGGCCTCGAAAAGGCTGATCGGGAACGGCCCGTCGCCGAACCCGAATAGGGCGCCGATCGCCGGCAGGATGTACTGCAGGTCGCCGAAGTCCAAGACACCTTCAGCGAGCTGCCCGCCACCGAGAAGCACCGTGATGTTCGCGACGAACTGCTGCAGCTGCTGGATCGGGTTCTGGGTGGCCTCATTGAGGCCTTGCATCTGCTTCTGTGCCTGTCCGGCAAGGAATTTGATCGCGTTGTCGTGGGTTTGGAGCATCCGGACCAGGTCCTCTTGCCCCATCGACAGGTCGAGGCCCTTGGACTCCTCAATGTTGGAGAGCGCCCGGTTCTCTTGGGTGACGTAGGGCTGCCCGCCGAAGTTCGGCATGCCGCTGGTCATAGCTTGATCTCCGCGTCGTCGAAGCAGACCCGACCTGCGGTCATCCCAGCGCCGACGTGCAGGCGCAGAGCGACTTTCGTCGACCCCGCGGGGGTGAGGACGTTGCCGGTGAGCTGCTGCCACGCCACCAGGCCGCGCAGCCCTTTCGGTGTGGCGATTTCGATGGCGTGGGTGGGGGTGAGGTCGTCGTCGTAGAACTGGGCGACCAGCTGGATCGCGCTGTCACTCGATGCGACGGCGTCGAAGCACTTCACCCACGCGGTCAGGGGGAAGATCTGGAAGTGGCTGACCCCGAACGGATCGCTGAGCAGATCGTGGTCGGTGCCGTCGGCGGTGATGGTGGCGCAGCCGAGCGCATTGTGGCCCTGGCCGGCGTCGTGGGACCAGCCGGGACCGGACGCCGTCCAGTTGTTGAGGTTGAAGTCGAAGCCGCTGTTGGCGTTGATGGTGCTCGACCCGTTCGGGAAGAAGATCGGGTCGTAGTTGAATTCGCCGTCGGCCTTCAGGGTGAGCGTGTAGGTGTTCTTGACGTCGTCGACGGTGATCGCGATGATCTTGTGGTCCTGGGAGATCTCCCCCACCCACGGCATCTCCCCCGACACCGTGATGGTGTCCCCGACGTCATAGGTGCCGAACGGGGCGTTGTCGTGGTGCGGGTCTACGGTGATCGACTCCCAGTAGGCCGGCGTTTGGCGGCGCGCCAGCAGCCGATGCGCCCAAGCTGCGGTGCGCTCGTTGGAGTCGAGGTTCGCGTCGATCTCGTTGAGGTAGCGGCGAACCCGATCGGGATCGGCGTTGGACAGCTCGCTGGAGTACTCGAAGCCCGGGTAGAAGCCCTGGATGCCGATGTCGCTGACCCAGTCGATCTGAGTCTCGATGTGCGGCTTACCCGATGTGACGTTCTCGTTGAAGATGAACGCCAGGTGATCCTGGATCACGCCGAGCCGCGGGTAGCCGAGTTCGATCTTCTTCGTGATGTCGGTGCGGTCGCCGTTCCATGCGCTGCGTTCGGCGTAGTCGAACGGAATGGTGCGGGCCAGGGCGTCGATGTAGTCGCCGCAGTCCAGCTTGTCTACGGCCCGCACGAACGTGGCGAAAAAGTTGATGCTCATCGCCGCGCCGGTGTAGTTGTAGCCGGGCAGCATCTCGATGCCACTCGTCTTCGGGAACACCTCGACACCGAGGTCGCCGTTGGGGAAGTCTTCCTGCAGGTGCCGCCAGATCTCGACCGGTGCCTCGAAGGCGTCGTTGGCGATCCAGTTGAGGTCCTCCAGCCACGGGATGCCCTTCGGGTAGCAGGCGAACCCCTTGGCTTTCAGGTGCAGCACACCGGTTTTCTCGTCGATCGTGGACGGCTGCACGATGCCGGTGGCCCAGATGCGGCGCTTACCCTGCATGGCCTTCTCAAGGTGGATCAGGTGGCCCCACGGCTTGAAATAGATGCCCTGGGCATCGTTCGGGTTGACGTCGAATTGGATGTCACACGGGCCCGAGAGCGCCCGCTGCACGATCAGGTTTGTGAACGTCATGTCCGGGCCGACGATGTCGCCGCTGACAATCTCCTGCACGTGGATCCGCCACCGGTCGTCCGGCCACACCACACCGTCGTCGCCCACCGCGCGCACCAGGTTCCACCGGATGCGGGCCGAGGCGTGGCCGGCCTTGGGGCTCGATCCCATCGCGGAGCCCGTCCACGAGACGCTGCCGCCGGCGGCCGCGAGGCGTTCCCGGCGGCCTACCGCTGAGCCAGCCAGTGCGATCGTGCCGCCGGCCGTACCGGGCATCTAGGAAGAGGACCCGTCGACCGCCAGGGCGGACACGGTGTAGTTGCCGTCGGCGTCGGCGGTGAGGTCGCCGGACAGCAGGAAGTTGCCCATCCACACCGCGCCGGGGCTGGTGTTGGTCCACAGGGAAACCCACTTGATGTCGCCGTTGGGCGCGCACCCGGTGAAGTTCACGGGTGCCGCCAAACCGTAGTCGCCGTCGCCGGTCACGACCGTCCAGGTCGGCACCTGCATGGGTGCGCTGCTTCGGTTGGCGGCGGCACCGTCGCCGGGGTTGTCGGTGTGCAGCCGCATCCCTCCGCACGCTGAGCGGATTGCGTTGGTGCCCACCACCATCGCTGCGTTACTGAATGGCATCGTGTGCTCCGATCAGACGGTGTTGTAGGCGTCGCGCCACAGCACGAGGCACTCGCTGTTGCGGCCGGTTCCGGTCGCAACCCACGAGATGGGGATGGAGGTGTTCGGCGGCATCGTCAGCCGGTCGAGGTACTTGCTGTTCCCGATCAGGGTGCGGCGGCGATTGATGCTGTTGGTGTCGACGATGCGCCGCTGCCACGGGTAGCTGCTGACCTCGACGGTGACACCCTCGTCGATGACGGTCTGCAGCTGGATCTGGTCGTCTCCGACGATCACCAGCGGGTTGGTTTGCGGGCCGGTGAGCAGCACCCGATACCAGGAGTTGGCGTCGCCGCCGTCGCGGGTGAAGCACACGGGGTCTTTGCCGTTGTACACCTCAGCTGCGAACTCGGCGTCGGTGTAGGTGAGGGTGTCGATGCGGGCGAACTCCGCGTTGACCCTGTGGAAATGGCTTCCCGGGCGCTTGCGGGTGTATTCGAATTTCCTTGGGCGGCCATAAATTCGGCGCACGGACCCGTATCCATCGCAGTAGATCAGCGGTTTCAGCGCGCCGTACTGCAGCCTCACCTCGTCGGCTTTCCACTCCGTCTGCAGGGCGGTGAGCAGCTTCGAGGACTTGATCACCAGGTCGTCAGGCAGGCTGTTCGGGATGTAGCCGACGGGTGCGTTGTCGAAGACGCCCATGGTGAAGGTGATCGGCCCGGCCTGCTGGGTGTCCTGACCCATAGTGACGGTGCTCGACAGCGGCACCATGAAGTCCTGGTTGTTGACGTTGTAGGTGCCGATCTTCACACCGACGACCGGGTACTTGGTGTGCTCACCGAAGACGACGTCACCGAGCTGCCACTGGTACGGGCGCAGGTTCTTGCTCATCAGAAGTTCGCCGCCGACAGGGCACCAGTGGTGCCGCCCGTGTGGACCAGCCACATCGTCTCGTTCATCATCTGCGCCGGGGACTGACCCGGTCCGGCGAAGATATTCAACTGAGACGGGCCAGGATTGGAGTTGCCGCGGCCGTTGTAGTCGTAGAAGTAGCGCATCCACGACGGCACCTGGGCCACGTTCTTCTGCTCCGGGTTGTCCATGCTGTAGGACAGCAGCTGGCCGGTGTTTTTGTTCAGCAGGAACCCGACGTTGCCCATCAGCTCCGTACCCCCGAGTCCGGTGAGGTAGCTCATGAACCGGCCGGCATAGCTCATCGTGATCTCGTACACCTGCTGGCCGAAGTCGATCGCCGCGTTAACGCCCTGCAGGACACCGGAAATCAGCGAGGCGATCGACCCGGCGGCCTGCAGCCCCTCACCGGCCGCGGCACCAGGGTTGCCGCCCATCGGGCCGCCGGCCGCTTCGGCGATCGACACAATCGACCCGATGGTCGACAGGATCTGGCCGGCCGAGCTGGCGATGTCAGCGGCGAACGTGATGTATTTCTGGACGTCGTCGACGATGTGGCTGATGTCCTCGGTGTTGCGGATGCCATACACCAGGCGGTCGGTGATGTCCTGTGTGGCGGTGAGCGATTCGAGGCCACTCTGGATCGCCTGGAAGACACTCGTCACCGCGTTTCCGGCGCTGCCCAGGATGCTCGATGCGGCGTCGATCGGGCCCTGCTGATTCTGAGTGAAGCCCTGCTGCTGCGCGATCTTGCTCTGCGTGGACTGCAGCGCGTCGATGGTGTTCTTGTTGCCGACCGAATCCTGCTTCTGCAGGGTGGTGATGGTCGAGCTGATGTTGTTCAGGGTGTCCGAGACGGTCTGATCGCTGGCGCCGGGCACCTGGGCGGCCGAGATCTGCTGAGCCAGCTCCGGGTTGCCCTGCAGATAGGCCTGCAGCAGCTGCTCGTTCACGCTGGCGTTGCGGGCCGTGTTGTCGGTCAGCTGATCGAGGCTCTGCCCGGACGGCAGCACGAGGCCCGCACCCGCGGCGGTGCCGGCCGCCGGGCGCGCCGGTGGGGTTGAGCCCGGGGTGAGCAGCGGGCCCGGCAGAAACCGGGCGTGGAAGTGGTCACCGTGGTTCTCGGTGACGCTGCCGCGGTCCTCCATCGGGGAGCTGGTGCCGTCGGCGTTGTACTGGGTCTGATCCCACAGGCCGTACTGCAGCCCGAAGTACTTGGCGTTGCGCAGCAGATAGTCCTTCAGCTGGTTGCCCAGCGCCTGCCCGGCCGCGGTGCGCACACCCATCTCGCCGCCGGGGTTGATGGAGAAGTCGATCGCCTCACCAGACGAGTGCTCGTTGTAGCCGTCCTTGGGCCGGTAGTCGTTGTTCACGGTGACCCCGGGGAACAGCTGCTTGATGATCTCCTCGGCGTTCGCCACGTTCGGGACGACCGCGCCCTGGGTGTCCTCGGTGTGAGGGCCGGTGTAGATCGATCGGCCGGTCGGCGAGCGCCCCGATGTCACCGTCCCCGAAGCAGTGCTCAGCGATGATCCAGCCAGCTGCGCCCACGACGGCCCCTTGGTCGTCGGCCCATAGGCGGTCATGATGGAATTCGCCAGACCCAGCTGCTGGGTCACGGCATTCCAGTAGTCCGAGCCCTTGGCGTTGCCTGCTAGCTGCGGGTTCTGCGTCAGCACCGCGGCCAGCAGCGGATCGCCGGGGTTCTTGCCGAGCTGCTTGGCGAACGCGTCGTAGAACGCGTTGATCGCGTAGTTCGGGTCGTTGACCTGTTCCAGCGTGCCCCACCCCGAGCTGGGTGACTGCTGGAAGAGCCCCGACACCAGCCCCGCAGAACCCTGGACACCGCCGGAAATCGTTGGGTTGAAGCCACTCTCGGCGGCGGCCACCGCCAGCGCGGTCTGGATCGCCGAATCGTTGAGGCCCCGCGCGCGGCCGGCGGCGATGATGGCCTTCTGGATGTCGTCCTTGCTCGAGGTCGGCGACAGGCCCAGTGGGATGTTCGGTCCGCCTGGTGTCGCGGAGTCGCCGCCCATGACGTCGTTCCACGTCGGGCCCTTCTTCTGCGCCTCGATCGCCTTGCGCTGCAGCTCGGACTGCTGCTGGGCGGTGATCTCCGCGGGGGTGAGCTTGCGCCAGCCGCGCTCGTTCAGGCCGGGGATCATGCCGAGTGCCTGCAGCATCGGTGAGATGACCTGCTGGGTGCCCAGATTGAAGCCGTTCTGGATGACCTGCAGGGCGTCGCCGAGGTCCTTCGCCAGGCCCTTGAGGCCGCGGCGGTCGGAGAACTGGTGACGCAGGTAGGCGGTGAGGATGCTGGTGTCAGCTGAAGCGATGTTGTCGGGCAGGAGGGCCCCGTCGGCGGTTGACCGGCCGCCGGCCGCGGGGGCGCCGCCAGCACTGGACAGGGCGCCCACGACGGCGCCGGCCGTTGCGCCCGCTGCCGCGGCGGCGGCCGGGTGTGCGGCGGCCATGCCGGCGGCGAAGTTGCGGACCACGTTGCCGCCCATCTGGTTGGGCGATGCGTCGTGCAGGGGGCCGCGGGCGGCGGGCGACTTGGTGAGCCAGAAGTCGGCGACGATATCCGCGATGTGCTTGGCGGCGTTGGTAACACCGCTCACCCCGACGCTGTCCGCGAGGCCCTGGGCGAAGTTCTTGAGCAGGTTCTTGCCCCAGTCCTTCGCGTCATCGACGAGTTTGTCCCAGATCTCGCCGACGTAGCCGAAGGCCTGACCCATAGCTGTCCAGACCGCATCCGGAATCCGGAGAATCACATCGCCGAACCCATCAGCCACCTTGCCGAGCCAATCCAGGAACGAGGTGAGCGCGTTGATGTTGAAGGTGATGACCTGGATCAAAGCGGTGATGGCGGTGACGAATTCGCGGATCAGCCCGATGATCGTCGGCATGTAGGGCATCAGCGCCTGGATCAGGGCGGTGAACGATGCGAACAGTTTGGGCAGCTGGGGCCCCACCCGAGTGGCCAGCTCCAGGAAAGTCTCTGTCAGCGGCGCGATCTGGGGCAGTAGCGCGACGAACGCGTTGGCCAAGTCGCCGAAGATCCTCGGCAGCTGCGGCCCGATCGTGCCCATCAGTTGCGCGAACGCCTTGGCCAACCCGGTCAGGAACGTGTTGATCGCCGGGGCGGTCGCCGCGATCTGCGGGCCCAGCTGCGCCATCACCTGAGCGAAGGTGTTGAACACCGTCTGCCAGCCCGGCGCGCTCGCCACACCGAGCTGGACGAACGCGGCACCGATCGAGCCCAGCCCGTTCAGCAGGGGCGGCAGCATCGGCAGGAACGCGTCGGTGGCTTGGCGCATCAGGGTGAAGAACCCGATCAGTGACTTCTGCCCGTCGGCGGACTGTGTCCAGTTCGCAAAGGCCTGCGTCAGTTGCTGCAGCCACCCCAGAAGGCCGCCGCCGCCGAACCGGTCCGCGACGTCCATGATGGTGCCGAACGCCGAGCCGAGGTTGAATACGATCTTGCCCAGGTTGGCGAGCCCGTTGATGCCGGCTTGAATCCAGTTGCGCAGCTGTCCTGATGCCACCATGTGCTCGATGACGGCGGCCAATTCGGTGATGCCCTGGGCTAGTCGGGTACCGATCTGCTCGAAGAACTTGGCGCCGACGACAGTGACGAGCCTGAACATTTGCACCAGCGGTGCGATAGCCGGGATCAGCGCCCCCAGGCCCCGGCCGACGTTAGCGACGAAGTCCTGGAAGCCCTGCATCATCACGGGCTGCTGCAGCAGCCCGATGAACTCGTGGGCGGCCTGCCCGAAGATCCCGGCCAGCTGCGACATGCCCGACGTCACCGCGGGCAGCCACGTCTGGATCAACGGGGTGATGTCGGCGACGATCTGGGCGAAGAACGACTCCTGGACCTCGCCGCCGGCCAGCTTGAACTGATCGCGGAACTGCGCGATCCCGATCATCGCCTGGGCGGCCAGCGGGGCCATGTTCTTGATGTCGTCGAGGAACTTCTTCGGGTCGTCGGCCATCATGTCGGTGAGCGCGTCACCGACCCCGTGGAAGGCGAGTTTCAGTGTCCCGGCGGAGAACACGACACCGGAGATGACAGCCGGCAGCAGTCCGAGCCCGCCCGAGAGCTCCCGGACCGCGTCGGCGAGCTCCACGATGCCCATGACGGAACTTCCGCCCGCCAGCCCGGCCAAACCACCCAGCGAGGTGACGCCCAGGATCAGGCCGGAGATCTTGGCGAACTCCATCTCGAAGCCCGCCATGGCCTTGAACCCGCCGACAGCGGCGTTCACCGCGACGGTCAACGTGTCGACGCCGACGGCCGCGCCCTCGAAGCCGGCCGCAACCTCCGGTTGGCCGAGCATCATCGCGCCCTTGGCGACCAGGCTCAGCGACTGGGACAGCTTGTTCGCCTTGTCGGCCGCGTTCCCGCTCTCCGCAGCTGAATTCGCCAGCCGTGTGGTCCACCCGTCCAGGCTGAGGTTGAGCCGCGGAATGAGCGACGCCATAGTGCTCAGGCCCTCGATGCGGGCAGCCTCGGCGGCGGCCAGCGCAGCGTTGGCTGCGGCGTGCTTGTTCTTCGCCTCGGTCAGCGCCTCCTCAGACGCTTTGATGTCGTCGAGGGTGGACTTGGCGTCCAGAAGCGTTGAGCGGCGGTTCTTCTCGGCAACCTCGACATCGCGGACCGCCGACACGACGTCCCGCTGGCGGCGTTCGTAACCGCTGGCTGAGGTCCCCGCCGAGTCGTAAGCCCGTTCGGTGTTCTCCAGCGTCCTGTTGGTTTTCGCCAGCGACTTGTCGGCCTCTTCCGACGCCACAGCGACCCGGTGCAGGTCGGTTGAGGCCTCGTCGGCGCCCTTGCCGTCGTAGTCGATGTCGATGCGGCCGTGGGCCCGCCCCAACGAATAGTCAGGCATCTAGGTCGAGATCCATGTCATCGGTGTCAGGACGGTCCTCGCCGCCGACGCGGCGGCTGTGGGGGGTCATCGACTCGCCGGGATCCGCGAAACCGGTGGTGGACGTGCTCATGTCAACTCCCATCAGCCGCTCCCACTCCCGTGTCCGTTGGATCTGCGCGATCGCCGCGTTGTTGCTCTGGCTGGCCTTCTCGAGCTGCACGGTGACGTGCCGGCCGAACGCCCAGATGCCACGGTCGAAATAGAAGCGGCCAATGTCGCCTACACACTCATCGAGGAGCGCAACATCACTGGGCCGTTGCCCGAAATGCTTTGCCCGCTCGTAGATCTCATACGCCAGATGTCGGTTGCTGGCGTATACTTTTCAACGCTTCGAGCTGCTCTCCAACGGCAGCCATGAAGATCGCGACCTTGTCTTCGAGTTCGATCTCGGCGACGTTGATCTGGGTGTCGGTGGACGGCTCGTCGAGGACGACCTTCGGGGCGACGACCGCCGCAGCGATGACACGGTCGATCGGGCCGAAGATCTTGGCGTTGCTCTTCGGATCGACCAGCGCGCGCAGCGCTGCTCCCTCGGCGGCTTGGGCGTCCTCGCCGCCGATATCGGCCAGCAGTTCGGGGGTGAACCCGTCCATCACCTCAATGAGGTTCAGCTGCAGCAGGTTGCCCTTGTTGAGCTTGCGGTAGCGCACGAATCCGCCGCTGGGCAGCTCGATGTCGTGCTCGCCGGCCTTGTTGAACCCGTATGCACGGGGAGCCGCCGCCGGCACCTCAGTGGGTGGCGGCGGCGGCTCCTGTGTCTGTACCGGGTCGACGACATCGACCGGCCCCGTGTAGTCCACGGGGTTGTCCTCGCGCGGCTCGTAGGCGCACCCGGGAGTGTGCGGATCCGTGATCGGGGTTCCGCAGCACCAAGTCCGCAGGGGCGGCGCCTCGGCTGCTGCCGGGGCCGACGCTGCGGGCTTGGCGCCCTTCTTGCTCTGCTTGGTGATCGGTGTCGTCATCTTGGCCTCCTACGGGCTCGAATGCGCTGAAGCGCAAGGGGTTGGGACTAGCTGGCGGCAGTGGTGAAGGTGACCGGCTCGCTGTAATCGCCGGTGACGCCGTCGACCACCGCGGCGACCACCGCGTAGTACGCAGTGGCGGCGGTCAGCGTGGTGACGGTCGTGCCGCTGCTGGACGGCTCGCCGCCATGGCCCGACGTGACCGCGGTGTAGGTGATTCCGTCGGTGGAGACCTTCACCTTGAAGCTGTCGGCCACCGCGATGTCGTTCCAGTCGAGGACCGCGGTGGTGGCCGTCAGCGTGCCGACGGTCAGGTTCGACGGGATGGGCAGCGGGTTCGGGGTCGGGGTCGATCCCAGGGTGGTCCGCTGCTCGTTGAAGTCGAACTCCCACAGGTAGTCGTCGGTGTCGCCTGGCATCGGGGAGCCCTTGATGTCGATCGTCGGGCACATGAAGGTGCCGTACTTCATGTCGGCCGAGATCTTGCCGTTGGCCTTGCAGCGGAACACCCGGGCGACGGTGTCGCCGCCGCCGTTGGAGATGACCTGGCCCTCGACGCGGAAGTATGGGCGCGGGTCGCTGGATCGCTTGCGCAGCTTGCGCTGCACGTTGGGCTCCACACCCGACTCGATCAGGCGGGCGCCGCTGAAGATCGAGAAGCACATCAGGTCCAGACCGCCGGCCTCCAGCGAGCAATCGGCGGTAGCGCCCTTGCCCTGCTGTGCGACGCCGGCCTTGTCGTCGCCGTCGAGGCTGTCGGTGTCCTCGGACTCGGCGAAGGCGAACGTGCGGGCCAGCGGCAGCCGGTAGCTGGTGTCGGCCAGGATGGTGCCGTCGGTGTCGATGTAGGGGGTGATCCACACCCGGTGGAGGCCGTAGGGCTTGGCGTCCGGGTTACCCAGTGATGCAACCATTTTAGGAATGGTCCTTTCGGTGTTTCCGGGCTCGGTGGCCTCCGCTAAACGGGTCTTGGAATGTCAACGTTTCGATGGGTTTGCAGTCCGGCAGCGAGTACCGGTGCAGTGCAACGGAATTGCCGGTGGTGCACCGGCGGTCGTTGCATTTGACCTCGAGCGTGTGGCCGTCGATGACCTTGAACTGAAGCGCCCCGCCTGCGCAGCGAACTTCAGCGACCGCCTCACGGGCGGCCACACGCTCAGAGCTCACTAGACCTTGTTGCCGTCGGCGTCGACCAGCTCGAACCGCTTGCTGTAGGTCCGCAGGTAGTCGAGCTGCTCTTCGGTGAACAGGGTCGCCGCGAGCCGGTAGTTGTTCGCCAGGCTCCACTCGTGATCGCGGGTCGCCGCGACACCGACCTTCTTCCAGTCGGCCACACTGATCCTGGCTTCGGTGCCCTCACCGAGGACCGGCTTGCGGGTCTTCAGCGCTTCGGCGGCCGCGGCCAGCTTGCGCGGGCCCGTGTACAGGACGAACTGTCCCTTGTGCGGATGGGCCTGCACCGCAGCCTCTTCGGCGGCGGCCACCTCGGCCTTCTCGTCGTCGGTCGACGCCCGCTTCGCCGCGGCTGCCGACTGGACCTTCGATTCGGTGCTTGTTGCCACCATGTTGAGTTACCTTTCGGTGTTTCTGTTGCCGCGCGGGATTACGCGTTTGCGTTGGAGCTCAACGCCATGTAGGAAGCCGGACGGCAAATCGTCTGGTAGCCGTCGTCTTTCACGTCCATGCCGCGGCCTTCGAACCCGATGTAGTCCAGGCGCAGACCGTCGCTTCCGACGAACGGTTCCCCGGAGTTGCAGGCCGCGCGGAAGATCGCGTCGACGCGGTCCAGCAAGCTGTTGACGCGGCCGAAGTCGGTGGATCCGACACCACCGGGGGTGGCCGGGACCGGCCAGTGGGCGTAGACGTCGAAGTGCTGCTCGGCGTTGTCCTGAATGTCTTCATCGAAATCGGTGTGCCGCCAGCAGATCACGAGGAATCCACCCAGCAGGTTCGGCGCCTGGTCAGCCTCGTGCTGCGGAACCACCACGAACCCCGTACCACCCAGGCCGGCCAGGGTGGCATCGCCGCGGAGTAGCTCGAGGACCGCGGCGCGCGCCATTATCGCTTCCGCAGTGCGGTGAGGCTGCCGCGCAGGCTCTTCATGAGCTTGCGACCCATGTAAGCGACTGTCGGCATGATGATTTGGTCCTTGCCGTGGTTGCTGATCTCCAGCCAGATGCCCCAGTCGACGCCGTGGCTGAACAGGATCGACTTGTGACTGCCGGCCAACTCGGGAGCGGTGAACAGGGCGGCGCGAGTCTCGCCGGGTGTCCGGTCGTCACGGTTGCCGGTGCTGTCGCGCCACGGGGCGTGCTCTTTCATCCGCTCCGCGCCCTGGACGGCGGTGAGCGTCATCAGCGAGTCGACGGTTCGCTCGAAGTCGGAGCCGATCGCGCGGGCGTCGTCAGCCATCGCGACGAGGCCGACGCTGAGTTCGGAAAGCCGGCCGTACCGCTTAGGCGCCATAGCTGTGCCCGGTGACCTTCAGGAAGGCGATGACGATCGCTTTGATCTGGTAGGGCTGAGAGTTGTCGACGCTGTCGACGACGTACTTGGCGGCGTAGTCCTCCCAAGAGTCGCCGACCTCGATCACCGCGTCGTGGGCGCCGACCATCTCGTACCGGAACTTGCGGGTGGTCCCCCGGTCGGTTTGGGCGTTCTCGACGCCGTCGAGGGCCTGCTTGTTGAACTTGGCGAAGATCTGCGGGTCCCGCGGCGCACCGGGCGTGTAGTCCTTGCCGCCGCCAGGCTTCTCGACGACGGTGCCGGTGGCCGGGATCAGGCTAATCGGCTGGCCGCGCAGCGTCAGCAGCTCGTCGACGGCGGCGCGGGCGTCGTCGGTCATGCCGTCGACGGGTGCGCTCATCAGCGGGTGATGTGCCCCGGGGCGACCATGATGGAGCCGAATCGCCGCTTGGGCTTGATCAGTCGGCACTTGTCGAGCTCGGCCGTGGTGAATTCCACCTTGCCGCGCGTCGGGTCCGACGAGTAGTAGCCGCGGCTGGTGGTGATGTCCGGGGTGGTGGTGCTGCGCTGGCTTGCGCCGTCGGGGTTGCGGAACAGGTCCAGAACCTTGTTGGCGACAACGCTTTTCACCCGGTTGAGGCGGTCAGGGTCACCCGCCGCGGTGGACTCGGCGGCGATCTCACCGGTCGACTTCCGCAGCGACGGGACCTGGTACATCAGCTCGCTCTCGACGTCGCCTATGCGGAGTCCGACCCAGGGCAGGCGGCTGTCGGGGAAGTTCCCCTCGTACCGGCCAGTCACATCCTCCGGGGATGCGAACTTGCCCTGGGTCGGCTCCGGATCAGTCATTCGACGCGGATGCCCTCAGCCTTCAGCGCTTCGACGATCTCGTTGCGCTTGAGGCCTTCGACTTCGAACCCCTGCTTGGCGGCGTAGGCGGCCCAGTCCTTCACCCCGGAGCCCTTGCCGATCATCGGGGGCGGCGGGATGTCCTCCGGGTCGACGTCGTCGTCCTGGCCGCTGTCGGCGTCGGCACCGGAATCATCCGCGTCGTCGACCTCGACGACGGCCGGCGCGCCGTCGGTCTCCTCCCCCAGAACGTAGGGGTTGGTGACCTGATCCGCGGCCCAGGCCGGGATCTTCTCGCCGGGCAGCACGATGACCGGGGCCCCCGTGCTGTCCTTGAGGTGCAGAGCGAACTGACTCTTGTTGACTGCCATGTGATCTCGCTCCTATCGGACCGTCGCGACGAACAGCTTGCGGCCGTCCTTGATCACCGGCATGACGACGGCGTCGACGTACGCGTGCTTGGTGAACGGCGGGTTGTCCTCGCGGATCAGCATGCCGACGATGCCCTGGGCCATGTTGACCTGAACGTTCTTGGCGTTCAGCTCGTACACGGTCGTCGGGACGCCCCAGGCGGTGAAGCCGACCTCGCCGGGATCGGCCGGCAGGAACAGGAACTTGTTGGCGGCGAGCACCCGGGTGGAGGTGCCGTCGACGTCGAAGTTGCTGTTGTAGATCGAACCGCCGGTCATGCCGGGGTTGGGCATCTCGATGGGAGGGAGCCCGAACCCGGCGATGAAGGCGTTGATCTCCGGGAGCGACACGTACGTCGCGCCGGTCTGAGCGCCCTTGATCGCGTTGATCAGCTGGGTGTTCTGCATCAGGTCCGATGCGACTTCCATGCTGGTCAGGATGCGGCCCGGCAGGGTGCCGTTGATGGCCACCCACGCATCACGCCAGGCGAGCATGTCCGTCAGCGGCACCGAGCTGCTGTGGTTGGACCACAGCGCACCGGACGGGGTCGTGATGTTGCCGGAGGGCACCCCGAAGTCCAGCGTCTGCACCACGCCGTTCTCGTTGAGGGTGAGGACACCGTCGGTGAGGACGTCGCCCCACGCCAGCTCGAGCCGGTTGTAGGCGTAGGCCGTCAGCTGCTCGAGGTCGTTGTAGATGGCCGTCTGCAGCCGGGCGATGTTCGTGCCAGCGGTCGCCAGATGCTCGATCTGGCGGCGCTCCCACTCACCTTCCTCCCGGAAGCCGCCCATCGGGATCAGCTTGACCCGGCCGACCTTCGCGGTATCCCGCGCGACCGGCGCGAACGAGCCGTCCCAGTTGCGGAACTGCAGAGTCCGGTTGGTCACGGTCAGCGTCGACAGGTCGATCGAGTCGGTGTCCTGATCCTCACGCGGGAACAGCTGCGTGAGCATGTTGTTCGACGGGATCGGCTGCTCCTGAACGAACGACAGGACATCCTCGGCGCCGATCGGCGCGGTCGAGTCGATGAGAAGTGACATTGGTTATGCCTCCCAACGGATCAGCGGAAGATCCGCCTTGCCATTTGTGTCGATTGCGCCGGAACCGGCTTGGAACGGCAGCTTGGCCACCGAGACGTCGCCGCGGACCATCTGCGACGAACCGACCTTGGTGGCCGTGGTGCCGTCGTCGCGGATCGCGCGGACATCGGTCCACAGCACACCGGTGGCCACGTTGCGTCCGTCGCCGGCCGAGTCGTCGTACGGGCCGTACAGGCCGGTCGCGGTGACCTTGCCCAGGATCGTGCCCGACGGGATGTACCCGTTGGCATAGTGCGCCGGGGTGATCGTCGCGATGGTCACCGTGTGCGTATTGCCGGACAGGCCAGCAGCATTCGCGGTGAGCAGTGCGATGTCCTGGCTGCCCAGGGCGCCCAGGAACGTGACCGTGTACGGGCCGCCGTCGCTGCCGGACACCGAGACGTTGCCGGCGCCCACAGTGGACAGCCCCGCCAGCGCGGTCTGCACCGCAGTGGCGGCCGCGTTGTAGGCGATGTTGCCCGTGGTCTGGCCGGCGTAGGTCAGGGTGAAGTTGCCGCTCGTCGCGTCGATCGTGACCTTCTGGGCCTCGTTCTGCGAGAACTTCGCGATGTCCAGGGTCACGTTGGGGCGATAACCATTGCCCTCGCGTGACCGATGCCAGGTGCGGTTTCCGACCTGAAAGGTCTTCGACTGCATCGAAATGTCGGTCGACATGACGTTGCTCCTTCTTGATTACTTGGTTTGTTGCTGGTTTTTGGCGCGGCGTCGTTCTGCTTCCGCGCGGCCGCCGTCGCCGGGCTTGCTGTCGGGCAGAGGCCCACTCCCGTTGCCGCCTTGACCCCAGTCGTACTGCTGCTGTTGTTGCCCGCCGCCTGCAGCGGGTGCGCCGAAGAGGGTCGTGAGGTGAGCCATCACCTTCGCCTCGTCGAGCTCGCCGGTTTCGCCGACGAACAGCTTCGGATCCGTGCCCGCCATGAAGGCGTCGCGCTTTTCCTTGTCTGGAATCACGCTCGACACAAGAGCTTTCATCTCGGACCGTAGGTACTTCGGACCCCACTCGGCGTCCGAAGCGGTGCGGCCAGACTTCTCCGCATCCTTCAGCGCCCTGTCGTTGGCCGAGAGTTGCTGCTCGTCTTGCTCCACCAGGCGCTTCCAAAGCGTGTCGACGTCATCCGGTGTGAAACCATGGAATCCGGCGAGCTTGTTGTCGGCCTGTCGGTTGTGGAACTTGTAGTAGGCGAGCTGCTGCTCGGTGGTCATGTTCGCCAGCGGCGTGTTCTCCGGGAACCCCTTATCGGCGTTCGGAGGCTGCTGTTGGGGGGCGCCTGCTCCCCCACCTGCCCCGGGGCCGTCCGTAGCGGGCGTGGCCGGGTCGGTGTTGGGTGTGAACAGCGACAGGAATCGGGCATTGTTGCGGTACATGGGGCTCCCATATCGGGGTGAGGGTTTGCCCATAGCGGGCCGACCGCCGGTTTCGGCGGAAGATTCTGGGGATACGAAAGAACCCCGGGAGCGTCAGCTCAGCGGGGTTCTAAGTGTGCGAGAGGTGTTATGCGGTTGCGCGGTGCTCGAGCAGGTGACCGAAGCCCTCGCTCTTGAGGGTGAACACCATTGCCCGCCCGGGGGTGTGTGTTCTGAGCCAGTCACGGATGCCGGCTTCCTGGCGCGCCCGGTCGGCGTCGTCGAGGTGCAGATGATTCAGCAGCGCCAGCGCCGACGTCGGCACGTAGTCAGCGGGCGCGACGAGGTCAAGGTTGTCCGAGAAGCGTTCGCTCACGGCCGGCTCACCTCCACCTCGATCACTGGCACCTCGCCTGAGGTGTCCACGTCCACGATACGCAGCAGAGCGCCCGTCTGAAAGAGGAGTTCACCCTGATAGGCCATCGTCGGATCACCCAGCGGTGGCATCCAGACTGCCTTGACGCCTGCCTTGGCGGTGATTTTCAGCATTGCGGGGTTGCGGCCAGGCTGAGTGAATTCGTCGCGCGCAACCTGTTCGTGGACCGAGGTCGACAGGAAGCGGCGCATGATCTCGTCCGGCCGGCCAGCAACCTGCTCTATGCCGGTACCGAAGGTGGCCTCGATCGACCGGATCCCCCGCCATACCTGCACGTCTTCAGGTAGCGGGAGCGTCAGGCGGCGCAACCCCTCAGCGACCGCGATTGAATCCTCTGACGCTGACGGGTCGTCGACGGCCGCTGCTTGCACCTGTTCGTAGTAGCGATCCAGCGACTGCCAGCGAGCGGCCAAGTCCTTCTGTCCCGCTGTCGCCCCGTCAGCTTGTCCGGCGAACAGCGCGTTCATCCGGTCCTCGGGATTGTCCCCCGCGGCTGGAGAGCTGGCCTTGGGTGGCTGCGGTGGCTTTCCGCCACCACCGGCGCCGGCCGCGGTCTTGGGGGCCTTCTCCGACCGGGATCCGGTGGAACTGCGGGCCTTCCGGGCATCGGCGGCGAGGTCGTCTTGCATCCGCGCGATCGTCGACTTGTGGTAGGTGACCTGGGGCGAGTCCTCGGCTGCGCCGGCCTCGCGGATTTTGGCGAGGTTGGCTTCCAGGATCGGCAGGTGCCGGTGCGCGATGTCGGCCTTTGATTCCGGTTCGGACGGGGCGATCGCGGCGGCGGCCCGCTTGCCGGCGGCGCTGCGCGGGTTGTATTTCTTGTCGGGCACCAGGACTGCGCCGAGTTCGCCGTGCTCGTCGACTTTGTATCGGGTGCGCTTCAGGTGCGCGGCCGATGTGCCGCCGGACTGCTTGTAGATCTGGCCCAGGTCGATGGCGTTGAGGTCGTCAGCCGGGTCGTAGTCCTCGGTGACCGCGGCGATGGTGCAGTTGCAGCCGCCGTGGATGGGCAGCAGCTCGGCCACGTGGTAGATCCGGTCGGAGGCCACGATGCACATGCCGCACGTTCCGGTGCGGGACAGCTCGGGGTGGATCACCCGCCGGTATCCGATGACCTTGACGCCGCGGCGGCCGCGGCTGCGCTTGCCGGTGTCGTCAAGGTTCGCGGCCCGCACGATCATCTCCTGCGAGGCGAATCGGTGCGCCAGCATGAGATTGGTGTCGACCAGGTTGTCGATGCGCCCCAGCGCTAGGTCGGCGGCGTTGGGATTGCCTTGCGACTGCGCCCACCGGTACAGCGCGGCGGGCCGGTTGAAGATCCCCCGAGTGGTCATGTCGGCGCGGGTCAGCTTCGCGGGCCCGTCAGCACCGGAGTAGTCGACGCTGACCGAATGACGCTGCAGCGCAAGCAGACCCTTCTTAAGAGTCGCCCCAGGTGCTCGGATATCCAGTGGGTTGGACGGGGCGGCCTGGATCAGGATGCCCAGGCTGGCCAAGCTTTGCTGCGTGCCCGCCGCGGCCATCCGCGCCACCGCGGTCTGTGCCGACTCCATCAGCGAGGCCGCCCGCTCGGTGAAGGCCTTCACCTGCGCTGCGTTGTACGGGTCCACCGTCAACCAGAGCTGCCGGATCATCGCCTTCGCCCACGTCGACGCTGTGTCGATCGTGGCGGCGGTCTGTTCCGCCGTCGCCGTCAGCGTGACGACCGGATCCGGCTTGGCAGACCTCGCGGCCACGATGGCCGCGGCGGCGGCCAACGCCTGCTCGTAGGACGCTGGGGCGTTAGTTGGTGCCGTCATCGGCGGCGCCGCCGTTTGCGTTGTCAGCGGCCGGCGGCGTCGGCGCCGAGCTGGCCGATGACTGCTGCTGGGTGCCTGGGACAGTGGCCAGTCCCATCAGCCTGTCGGCGTTGAGGCGGGTGATGTTTCGCGCCGTCTCATCCGGCGACATGTCCCAGATCCGCTCGCAGCGGTCCTCCAGCGACAAGGTCCCCACCGCTTGCGACGAGGCCGATGCCTGCTCGGCGAGGGTGTGGAAATTAATCGGTCCCCACTGCACCTGAATCCGGCGGGCCCGCTGCTGGTCACCGGCCATCGCAAACAGCATCCGCCACAGCAGCTTCGAGCGAGGCTCCAACCGTACACGCCGGTCACGGCACTTCGACGTCAGCGTCTCACGGAGCAGCCCGGCCCCCTCAGCGGAGCCGTCGGCTGCCTCCGGGGACACGTAGTGCAGCGGAGTTCCGGTGAGCGCGGCGAACTCCTGCACGTCGTCGCGCTTGCCCTTGAGGATGCTGTCGAAGCTAGTCTGCTGCGATTCCCAGATCTTGAAATCTGCTGGGATTTGCCATAATTCACCGGGTCCGGCGCGGAACACCTTGTTGAGGTCTATGGGTTCCTTGGACTCCGACCGTGGGCTGTCCTGGTCTTCCTCTTCGTCCTCGTCGCCGATCAGGCCGCGCTGACGCAGCGCCTGATACCAGAACCCGATGATCCGTTGCAGCGTGGTGTCGATGATGCGGTCGAGTAGATCCAGATGCGGCTCGTACTCGCCGAGCCCGAACTTGTTCGGGAAGTGGACGATTGGGATGCCGCCGAGCGCATCCAGCCCGTTGATGTCCTCAACCGTTCCGTCCCAGGTCCACAGGCCCGTGTTCTGGTTGAACAGGATCGGGTATTTCTTGCCGGGCAGGTACAGGAAGGCTTTGCGCTGCTCGAGGATCGGGTCGTACTGGTGCACCAGCGCTGCCCGTAGGCGCATCGGGTTGTTCAGGTCGGGGATTCCGATGCAGCGCCGCGGGTCGATCGCGTGGGCTGTAGGCATCGGCTGGCCGCTGGAGAGCTTGGGGCCGCCGGCGGTTCCGGGCACCGCCATGGCGTAGCCCTCGCCCATTGCGAATGTGTACTCGAACACTTCCTTGCTGACCGCACCGAAGCCGGTCTCTTCGATGATCTCGGCGGCCATGTCGTCGCCATCGGCATCGTTGTCGACCAGTGTCGAAATGTCCTGGACCTCAGTACGGTCCAGCATCGGCGCGATGCACATAGGCGCGTAGTTCGAGCGCGCCTTACGGAGTACTCCCCGGAACACCTCGTGGTATTCGGGCTGCAGCTGGGGCAGCGGTGGGTCACCGACGTTGTAGGACCACAGCGTGTCGAGGAACTCGTTGCGAGGTGTGGTGTAGCGACTGCCGCAGCTGCTCAACTCGCGGGTGTCCACCCGTCCGTTGAACATCGTGGGCCGGGTGTGCTTGTCCTGCCAGGGCCGCTGAGTCGGCTTCCCGAACATCGCGTTGAGCTTGAGGAACCATTCCTGCGGCTCCAGATCTGAGGTGGCACTTGTCAACTCGGCCACCCCTTCCTATCTGATTCGTCTGAATACACGCTTCTTGGGCTTCGGAACTTCGGGCAGCACGTCCATCCGGGCCTGCCAGGACAGGACGCCGGAGACGTTGAGGTCGAACTTGCGATCCGGGTGGATCTTGGTGAGCAGCCAGACCTTCTCGCCGGTTTCCTCATCGGCGACCAAGGTTGTGTTCTTGCGGCCGGCGTTTCTGGTGTGCCTGGTCAGATCACCGACGGTGCTCGGGTCGCGACCATCGCCTGGGGCGCTGTTGTGCTTGACACTTCCGCTGGCGATCGCGTCCTCGTAGGCGCTGAGCGCCTTGTACATCCGGCGGCGCTGGTTGGTCCAGAACTCTTCGACCTTGTCGGGGTGGTGCGCGGCCCAGGCGCCGACGGTGTAATTCCAGTGCGGCGGATCGGCGTAGAGCTTGAGCACCCGGTACTTGCTGAACAGTTCCTTGCGCTTCTCGTTGACCTCGTCCTCGTCGACTTCCCAGTCGTCGCCGGCATTGTGGGGTCGCTCCCACAGTCCTTCGGCCTGCTGGAGTCCGGTCTTGACGTCGGTGACCACAAAGCCGGTGGCGTCACGCTTGCGGGCGCCGTCGAATCCGATCGTGACGAACGCGCGCAGCGGAATGAACAACTCCGGGGTGTAGAGGGTGTCCCACTTCTTGACGTCCCAGGCCTGGGCGCCCTGCTGCGTCCAGCGGTTCGTCCACACCCGCTCGAGGTAGGCCTTGTCCGCCTTGGGTTTATCCCACCTGCCCGCCAACCGTTCGAGGTCGGTGCGCTCAGCGAGGTCATCCCCTGAGGCTTCGCGGATCGCCGCGATGCGGTCCTCGAACTTGTCCATGTCCCAGCCGTCGGAGGCCTGGCGGTGGAAATAGAACGTTGACACCGTCGACGATCGCTCGACCTCGCCGCGCGCGACGGCCTCGGCTTCGAAGTGGTCATCCTCAGCGACCGACTCCTGACCGGGTTCGCCGGCCGTAGTGACAGCCATACTCCACGGGTCCTGCGCGTAGCGCTTGCCGAGGTTTTCATCCATCGTGGTGACGGCCGCTTTTTCGGTCGGCAGGTAAAGGCGGTGCGTCTCGTCGAACCCGTTGAACGTCGTGCGGCCACCGTCGTTGGTGTCCGGCGCGGTGGCCACCGGGACGGCCTTGCCGTCGGCTTTCCCGTCGGGGCCTCTGCGGATGATGCGGTCGACGCCGACGTCGAAGAAGTCCGGGCCCAGGCAGTCATCGCCGCACCAGTGGCAGCGGTCGCCGTCGCATTCCTTGCAGTAGCAGCGCGCGATTCGGCAGTTCTCGCAGATGAATTTCAGCGCGCCGTAGGCCAGCTCCTCGACCTGGATCTTGGCGTTCGCCAGCAGCGGGATGAAAGGGTCGACGACGGCGCGGCCGGCTTTGAGTGAGCCGTCGCGGTTGTAGCCGTTGAATCGCACCGGCGCGTACGGGTGGAGCTCGGCGAACGAGATCTCACCGAGGAACTCGGTCTTGGCTGCGCCCTTCCGGATGGAGACGTTGGTCCGGTTGAAGCGGCGGCGGCCGGCGCGGTTGGCGCCTTTCGGCCAGTGCTCATACGAGCGGTAGGTGACGTACTGCCAGTCGTCGGCCATCGTGTAGGGCTGACCTTTGAGGTCGCCCGGGCCGAACACTGAGTGGGCTTCGAGGAAGTCGCAGACCTGATCGCCCAGAGTCGGCCAGAGGACCTTGTCGTCGGGCGGGACGATCAGCTCCACGCGGAGCCCTTACTTGACGGCGGCGAGTGCGCGCGCAGCTCGAGGATCGGTGCGCTTCTGCCCGGCCGATCGCGCCGAGCTGGCTGGGCCTTCCCCTGCGCGGCGCGCCGCGGTCTGTTGGGCGGCGGCCTCGCCGCGTTCGATCTCCCACTGCAGCGACCGGCGCGCCATCGGCGTCAGGCCACACGTCGCGAGCAGCTGCCGGATCTCGCCGGCCAACGCCTTGCATGTTCCCGCGGTGGTTCCGGGCTTCCAGAACAGCTGCATCAGCTTGGCTGCGAGGTACATCGTGTCGATGTCCGACTCGGTCCATTCGGGGACCATCGGCGAGGACCAGGCCCGCGTCCACCAATCCCGTACTTGCGGATGCCATTTCGTGCCCGCTGGCAGATCTGGAATCTCTGGATTCTCAACAGGTTTCAGCGTCGCCCGTGTGGCGGTCTTGTTCCGGCGAGCGCGAACGGACGGGTCCTTCGAATGTGCAGGCATTGGCGGGCTCCTATATCAGGACAAACGCAGCACCTCCCATAGCGGGAATGTGTTGTGGCACAGCATGTTTCGCTGGACATCAGCGCGATTTCGCCCCGGATCCGATTTTTCGGGAAGCGTACAGAGCTTTTTTTGCAGAACTACGCGGCGAGGGCGAGGGCTACCCGGGGGGACCTGGTACCCCTGGGGGGTGCGGCTCGCCCTCGCGCGGCGGCTCAGGCAGTCCGCGGTCAGCGGTCAGCGCCTTGAGGTCGTTGCAAGCACGGCACGCTGCTCGTGCGTTGTGCTCGTCGAGCGCCAGGCTCGGACGCCGGGACGCTGGCTTCTCTTTGTCGACCACCGTCGCGTGCCCGGTGCACACACCGACGTATCGGATCTGGCACTGGCGACCATCGCGATCGAGGATAAAGGTGCGGAACTGCTGCCACTCCCAGCTCGACGTCGCCTTGCTCGACGCTGTCCGTTCACCCTGCCAAGCGACCGTATGCGTTGGGCAGTAACGACGGTTGACGATCAGCTCTCGGCACGTTCCCTTACCGCCAGGACAGCGGCGTGGCGCTCGTGGCACCTAGCGCCTGAGGTGTGCCAGTGCCTGGCTGAGCAGGCCGTCGGTGACGTAGACGGGTTGTGAACCGTCCTTGGGGAAGTGACTGGTGATGCCGCATCGGTCACCGTCAGAGTCGATGTACATCGACCCAACAACCAGGACGTAGTCCGTTGGTATCGCCGGTGGATCACCCGGGTTATCGGTGTCGCGCTCCAGCAGCCGGAACAGCTCCGTCGCTGCCTCATCTAGCTTGCTGTAGGCCTTACGCCAATGCTCGTCCTGGCTCATCGCAGCCTCCCGCAAAACGAAACGGACCAGGCCCTGATTTTGGGCATGGTCCGTCGACGTCAACATTGTTGCACGCAACATCGCAGGTTGTCACGCAATTCGTGCCGTGTCGGTGTGTCACTGGTCGCCCGACGCTTGTGCGGCCCTGCGGTCGTTGTCCAGCCTGCGGGCGGTCGTGGAGCGCGTGCTGGTGTTGGCTTTGGCGTACTCGTAGACCTCGCTCGCCAGGTACAGGCTGGAGCCGTCATCAGCGGTGATGGGCTTGCTGATGTGGCCGCGGAAGGCCCAGGACCGCACCGTGGCCGGCGCGACGCCGACGAGCGCGGCTATGTCCTTGTCGGACATGAACTCCCCCGGAGCGGGTGTGTTCTGGGCGGCCAGGATGGTGGCTGCGAATTCTGCAGCGGTCACATCAGGGCAGTCCAGTGCCAGGGATATCTGCCACTCCCGCTGCGCCAGCAGCCACTCAGCTAGCTCGGCGCGCGCCTTCGTCTTGGCCAGCTCTTTTTCGAGCTTTTCGCGTTCCATCTCGTCCTTCCGAACCCAGATCAGGGTTAGATTCCGGTACTGCTCGTAGGGCCAGTCCAATTTGCAGTTCGCGCAGTTGATCTGGTCGATCTCTTTGTGGCCTGGTTGCTTCTCGTGACGGCGGGTCAGCGACCGGCTGGCGTTGCAGCGTGGGCACGGGAGCGACAGCCATTCCTTGTCGCCAGGGCTGGTGAGGGCCAGCAGTTTCCGGGCACGGCGGCGCAGCACAGTGAGGTGCTGGGCGATCTGCAGGCCTGTGTAGTCGTCCACGACGGTGTTCGGGATGTACACCGTGCCGAACTCAGACTGGTACTCAACAGATTCGCCAGGGAAATCGGTCTCAGCGGCCCCCAACCACACCGACACCTCGCAGTCCCCAAGACTGAGCAACGTGTCCACGTGCGGGCCAATCAGGGCCGTGCACGCCACCAGTGTGCGGATCTGCTCGGTGTCGCTGTTGTTCGTCGGCTTAGGCGCTGACGCGTTCAGTGTGTCGGCAACCGCGGCGGCGGCGCCCACCATCCACTCGACAATCGACACCTTCAACGCATCGACATCGGTGTTGACGTTGATCGGCGCCGACGGTGACCCTGACACCTTCTGGCTGATCCGCCGGCCGCTATCGCCGATGGCCACATGCAGCGACAGCCACGTCTCAACCATGTCGTCGATAGCCCGCTCGAACGCGTACAAGCAGGCCTCACACACAGAGCTGGGCTCCGACGTCAACGCTGGCTGATGCTGGCCGTCGGCGAACACCCGGCCGCGGCAGTCCTCACCAGACAGGCAGCGGTGGATCTCGCTGTCCGGGCGGGCGTCGCTCGTCGACTTCTCAAACACGCTGCCCCCTAATCCGATTCCGAGGTGCTTAGGCTGGCCGCGACGTTCTCCACCTCGGCGTGATTGTGTTTGTGGCACGGTCTGATTGGGTTGCGATAGCAGAGCGTCCAGTGGCGGTCCCGCCAACTCCACGTCCAAACCCGCAACAGGTCGGCGCCGCGGCGCTCCTGGGCCTCAAGATCGCGATGCGGCTCACGCCGGATGTGTGCGCGCGCCGCATACCGGGCGGTCCGGTCGCTGCGGTAAACCCCCAAGATCGTCAACGACTCCTCGTAATCCTGGACCGGGTCGACCAGCACCCACGCCCGATGGCTGTGCTCGGTAGCAGTCACGCTTTTGTTCGTCCTCTCGTGCTGATAACGGGTTCATATGTCAGGTTGACGGCTGCTCGCTGGTTTGCCGACCGATAGGCGGGTCGTACTCGTTTTGCCCGCAGTGTCCGCACGTTCGACTCTGGCCCTGATATCGCTCCCCAACGTCGATTGGCTCCCATTCGCCCCACTGATGGCCGAGCGTGGCGCAGGCCGATTGCTCGACGCATCGGGCGCACATCAAAAACCCTGTCGCCGGTCACCACCCAGTCGCTGTTGTGCAGCTCTTGCTCCAGGGCTTCACGGGTCTCGAAGTGGACTGCCCCGCCGTCGTCGTCGTAGCCGCCGAATGGCTCGTTGCATTCGTCGTCGTCGCAGCGGGCCTCAAAGCAGCTTGTCTGCTTGATCACTGGCTCAACCGAGCCTTGCCCGCGTGGACCATCTCAGCAAGGTTCTCCCAGACCGCAGCCCAATCCCCGTCCCCGTCTTCACCGATCAGGTGGTGGAGGCCGGTAATGTCCAGGACGTCCTGGTTCTGGCGGCGGATTATCTTGCCGCACTCCTCGCCCCCCCGCTTCAGTTGCTCGACTTCAGCTTTGAGTCGTTCGATGACACCCGTTGCCGACTCATCACGTCGGCGGAATTCCGCTATCAGCTGCTCCTGGCGCTCGACTTCGCTCAGCAGCTCGGGTACGAGAGTCCTGGCTGCTGCGATGAACTCGGCGTTACGCTCACTCGTCGGACCATCACCGGTGACCGCCGGCACGATATACGCGTACTTGGGATCCGGGCTCTCCGCGATGAGCACGTGGAGCTGCTCGCCACCGACCAGGGTCCCCGCCATGAACTGGGCGTGGGTCTCTGTGTCATCGTGAGGTGCCGTCCGGCGCTCCCACGGCGCGGGCGTGATGCCTTCCAATGCTGCCTTGGTTCGGTCGACGAGCGTGGCACGCCAGCACCACCAGCACTCCCGGTCGAATCCCTCAGCGTGTCCACCGATGTAGCTGCACTCGGCTGTCGTTCCGGTCATTCTTGATCACCTCTCAGTGCGCGGATGGCCCGGCGGACCCTCTCAGCGGCGTTGTCGTCGTTATCCATCAGGTGGGCATGGTGGCGCGGTCCGATCCACTCCCGAACGAACGCGTCGAAGGCGCCCACCGCCTCCTCGACGGGGTCCGTTAGGAATTCGATCGCCGAGAGGTCGGCGTTCGATGCGTGGAAGATCTCGCCGCGCTCGCACATCTCCTGGAACCGTTGGTTGGCCGCCTTGCCCGCTTCGGACTGGTCCCACTCGGCCAACTTCACAGGGTCAATCCCCATGTCCTGCAACGACCGAGCTATCTGATCGTCAGATGTCATGCTCTATTTTTTCCTTTGCTGGATGTGGTCGGATTCAGCCGATAACCGGGGCGGGCGGTCATTCGTCGCGGTCGTACTTCGACTCGTCGCAGTCATCGCCGGGATGCGCCGGGCAGTCCGGCTTTCCGATGATTCGCTCGTCGGGATATGCGGGATGCCACAGGCAGATGCACTTCACATATTCGCAGTGGACGGCCTGGATCATCGAGGCGAGGGCATCGACTCTCGGCGTTGCGCTCATGTCAGCTGTCCGGGTTCCGGCCGCGCCAACGCGGTGACAGGGACATCGCCACGTAGCCCGGTTCAAGCCCGAACTGGCCACCGGGCACCAAATGGGTCACGCACCGTAGGCACGACCGTCCCGAGTAACCGGACTCTGGGCTCCACTCGGCAAGTCTCAGCAGATCGCCGACCTTGAACCCTCGGTCGTCCTTACGGAGTTCGACCGTCTTTACCTTCGACTGGATCGCTTCGAACATGTCCGGCCACGTCTTGAGATCGTGAATTGTCACATCATTCTCCTAGTTTGCTGTCTGTGCCGATAAACCTGCGAATCGTTGGATCAGCCGTTAGTAGTACGAGGATTCGGGGTCGGGCCTATCTGACGCCTTCAGTGCAGCCGCAGCATTCCGCAGCAACGTAGCTACAGCCGCTTTGAGATTGCTGCCGCCCAGATCAAATCCGTTGTCCAAGTTCGACGCTGCGCGCTCGAACATTGTGGCGTCAGAGTCGCATGGGCCCTTGAATGCCACAGTGGGGATGGTCACGGGAAGCTGTCGGTGACCATCGGGGACCGGGCAATGTTCGAGAATCAGCTCGGTGCCGACATGACGCCAATGCCGGCCATCGTGATAAACACAGCCCTTACACACTGGGCAATGCCGTCCCGCGCTCGCCGCGGTCTCGTCGTTAGGCTTCACGACTCACCCCTCACCTGCGCGGATGGCCCGGCGGACTCTCTCAGCGGCGTTATCGTCGCTGTCCATCAGATGGGCGTGGTGACCCAGCGCCTCAAGCTGGCCGTCCGAGATGCCCAGCGCGACAGGGATGTTCTCGTGATTCGCCCACGAATCCCGCTCGACCCCGTTGTCAAGGGCCTGCGAGAACAGGCACTCCCTCAGATCCAGACCGGACTCGAAACACTCACGTGAGTGCAGGATGTAGATCTTCTGATCCGCCGTCACCATCCGGCCAAGATGGAACGTCGGATGCCGATCAACACCCACAATCTGCTCAATGTCCCCAGCCGGAACGAGATCCGTCATTGCGGGCCCCGGCGCGCCAGCTCGACGTCGAGAGCCGCGGCGATCAACGCGCCAGCCTTCGCCAAGCTCTCCACCGCGTCATCAGAGGGGCTGAAGGTCGATGCGTCCCACGGCCACCACGCGTCCGGGCCCTCACGGTCCCCCAGGTCCTCGCCCGCGGCCTCCGCGATCCGATCCTGCGCCTGCGCGGCGTAGGCGAACGCAGCCCGGATCAGCTCGTCGGGGCCATGCTCGGCATCGTGGTCGGGGGTATAACCCGTCACGATCTGGCGGGCCCGCTCGGCAGCGATCCAGCGCAGCCCCTCGGCGTTGACCTCGATGGTGTGACCCTGCAACTCAGGCATTGGATTTTCCCTTTCCGATATAACGAACAAGGCACGGAGAGTGCCTCGTCGAGGTGATCTTCACGAGCCCCAAACCCGCACGGAACTCCTCGGTTTCGAACGTGCACTTCACCCCAATCACGGCCCCACAGCCTTTCGCCACCGGCGGTGGACACGGGAACTTCAACGCACCCGTCTCCACGTACGGATCAGACGCATCGAGGCTCTGAGCGCGGCCCACGATCTCCTCATACGGCTCCGTCGTCACGCGCACTCCCCGCGGTGATGGGTGAAGCACTCCCGGCACAGCGGCGGATCACCGCGGCGCACGCTCTTGGCGCACTCCCGGTGCATCAGCTCCTCATCGACGTACTCGACGTCATCACCCGGGCGGATCCGGCCGTCGCCGTAGTTGCAGCTGTCAGCGGCGCAGTCGCCGGCATAGCGGGCCTCGAAGCTCATGCCGTGTGCTCCCGTCTCGGCTCACCGCAGTGCGTCGCGTCGGTGCCGTCGCGGCGGTAGGTGCACTCGTCGTCATCGGGATGTCCAGCAACAGGCAGGAAGTCGTGGCTGAGGATCGGGCCACCCTGCGGAATAACCCGGGTCGGGACATCGATGCCGAGCGCCAGGGCGACCGCCAAACGGTGGTGACCATCCCACAGTTCGCCGTCGTTCCCGACGATGATCGGCTCCTGGATACCGTCAGCGATCACCGCAGCCATCAGGACCAGCATCGAAAACTGGTCGTGCTCCCACAGATTCGCCAGCACGGGCGGCCAGGCTCCACCACTCGCCGGCTCGACGAGCTGCATCACCGCCGCCGCAGGCGTGGACTCGACAGGCACGTGGTCAAAGCACCGCCAGATAGCGTTGTAATCCGGGTCGAGCTGCCAGTCGCTCACGCTGCACCCCCGCGCAGCTTGCGCTTCATCCGGCGGCGCTCACGCTCCGACATGCCGCCCCACACCCCGAACCGCTCATCATGAGCCAGCGCGTACTCCAGGCAGTCATCACGCACGACACACCGCAGACAGATCCGCTTCGCCTCCCTGGTGCTACCACCGGGTATCGGGAAGAACGCTTCCGGATCCGTCTCGCTGCACAACGCATCCCGAACCCACGGCTCCTCAACGACGTTGATCTCCAACCCCGACGCCACCAACGCCTGACCGCGCAGCACCGTCGGGAATGCCTTGGCGTGGCCCATCGTTCCGCGATCCTCAGGCATGGCGCACCTCGTCTCCGCGCGCGCGGTCAGTGGGTTGCGGAGAAGTCCCCGATTTGCGTAACCCGGTAGTCAGGTTGCGGTAGAGGTTTTTGGTCCGTCTTGCACGCAGTGCATGACGGGTTCTGTTCTTGGGTAACTGTTCTACGGTGTTGCACGTACGGGGGTGCAAGGTGAGTTGCACGCTGGCCGTGCAAGATTCGAGGGTCTGATGTTGCACAAAAAAACGTGCAACATCGCGGCGGCCATCATGCACGGGAAGCGTGCAAGATCCGGTCAGCCATGTTGCACGGGAAGCGTGCAAGATTGGCGTGTTGATGTTGCACGCCTGCGGTGCAAGAAAATTCACTCCGCACCCCCCGAATTCGAATCCAGAACGATCGGCTGCGAATACGTCAACAACTCCTCAGGCTCAAACTTCCGACCACCCGCACACACCACGTACTGATGCCGACGCTCCACCAACGCCCCATCCCGGAAGTAATGCCGCTTGATCAGCCGGCCGTCCTTCTCCGCAGCCACCAGAGCCCTACGTGCCCGCTCCCGGTTCGAACCCCACCCGAGCTGCCTGGAGATCTCCGAAGCCGACGTCTCCCACACCCGGTTGTGCGGGTGCACACCCCACGACAGCAGATACGCCATCACCACAAACCCATCCGAGCCCAGCGCCTTATCGTGGGCGCCCGCCCTGATCAGGTCATGGCACAACACGGTGAACCGCTGACGCGGCGAATCACCAATCACGTGAATCGGATTCCTACGCCCCATCAGCCACCACCAGGGTCGGGCAGTTGTCCTTATGGCCCTGCGTCTCGACGTGGCAGCCGCAATCCGGGCAGCGCCCCATGCCCACGAGCACCGCTCGTGGGTAGGGAAGCCACATCGGAGAGTCAGACATGGGCAGGATCACCCTCCAGCTTTGCTAAGGCCGCCCGCATCCCAGTAATGGCGTTCTCCAGTGCGTCCAGCTGATTCCGCACCGGCCAGCCCGTCTGGGACGTCAATCGCCGCGCCGCGGCCTTCGCGGATGTGACCTCGTCGAGCACCGCGCGGATCTGCTCGATCTCACCCAACGTCGTGTGGTTGATGAAGCCGGGCCGCTGGTCGTCCCACACGATGTTGTGGCCCAGCGCCTTCTGCAAAGCCTGTAGCCGCTCGCGAGTGGCGCCCAGTACCCGACCGTCACTCTCGGCCTGGGCGAGCTCGACCTTCATCCGAAGTTGAACGCGATCCTCTACCTCTGCCGTGGCCGCTTGGCGCGCCTGCTCTTTGGCATCGGCGATGGCCTGAGCCCGTAGGGTGTCCCAGCGCGCCATCACCGACCGCACGGCATCCCACGACGGTGTATGGCCCTCCGGTTTACGCGTGGCCTTGACGAGTGCCCGCATCCGGGTCTTCGACGGGCCGGGCACCAACAGCCCCCACCCCGCGGGAAGTTCCCCGTCGTGCACGATCGCCGGATCAGAAACCACCAGCCACCACTCGTGGCACTGATCGGCCCAGCGATCAGCCTTCCCCGGCTTATTCAACTCCGAAAGCCAGTCAGAGCGACTGACTTTCAGCTCATGCCCCACTAACAGGCGACCGCTGGCCGACGTGAAGCCCACGTAAATCGCGTCGCACCCGCCTCCGGCGCACCCATTCCAGCCCACCTCAGGCAGGAACACGCCACCCGGCAGATCAATCCCAGGCTTGATGTAGTGGCGCTGAAGTAGCGCCCGGAGGTCCAAGGTGGCGCTCACCGAGCAGCCAACTTCTCGATCGCCGAGACCAACGTCTCAGCCACCTCGACGAGCCGATTACCGTCAGCAGGGCTCAGCTCGTCATTCGGGTCGACAGCCTCGATGATTAGCTGGACCATCACCGCGAACGCCCGGGCCGTGAGCGCGGGCATACCGACGTTGTCGGACAGCAGTTCCTGGTAGACCTCGATCAACTTGCCGAGACGCTCGGCGGCTTCCGCCCGGTACTGATCGGTCTCCGCCACCCACGCCGGTGACGGTGTCTTGAAAAGCGGGTTAGGTGTCATCACGCCACCCCCTGCTGGGCGCGCAGCGCGGCGAGCGCTGCCGATGGCTCCTCGTGGCGTTTGCAGGCCTCTGTGACCGCTGCTGGCGAGACGCCGGTGATATCCGGGTCGGCGGACACCGGGCGGCCGTACCATTGTCTGGCCTCCTGAACGCACTCGACGGAATCGCAACTCCCCATGGGCTGTTCACGGTCCTGACTTCCAACGCGGCGCATGTGATCGACGAGGCAGTGACCCGGGCTGGACGTATCGATGTCGTCGAGCATTTCGACAACGCCGACAGCCGCCAGGTGGCGCGCCTCATGGCCCGCTAAGGTGACGCCGCCGTCCTCGTCGTCGCGCTGCGTGGCGGCATGGAACACGTCGACGTCCTCCATCAGCAGCATCGAGCGTGGGCTGATCCGGTTGATCACGGCCAGCAGGTCGCAGTCCTTGCGGACATCACCGAGCGGCAGATACCAGATGTCCAAGCCGAAATGGGAGGCGATCGCCCGGGCCACCGACGTCTTACCCGTCCCGGGTGGGCCCTCATAGAGGTGGCCGCGATGCCACGGGATGCAGCGACGGGTGTACTCGTCCTCTTTGTCGAGGAAGGTCCCGACGTCGGCGACCAGGCGCTCCAGCTGCCCCGGCGGCAGAATCACACTGTCGAGGTCCCGGACAGGCAGATCATCCAGCCGCTGCCAATCCCCCCACTGATTGAGCATCCGGAACACAGGTGTGCGTTTCGACTCATGGCTACGCCGCGCCACCTGGCTGATCTCACCGAGCAACGCCTGCTGTGCCGCCAACGAGCTGGCGGTGAACTCGATCTCCGCTGGCTTCCAAAGCCGTTCGCTCTTCCCCGAGGTCTCCCCCGTGTACACCACAACCCGGATCCTGTGACCCGCGATCGTGACGACCTGCTCACGAGAGCCGTCATAACGCAGCCGCAGCCGCGGTGGAGTCTTGACCGGGCTGTCAGACGCCGGCATGTGGTTGTCGCTGCGCTTCGCCGTCCACGCCACCAACGCGTGATGCCGCTGCGGCGGCAACAACCCCAACACCCACTCATGCAACTCGTCGTAAATCTCATCCGTCGCCGACACCTTCACCGTGTACGTGGTGCGCTCACGAACCTTGTCGCGCAACGCCTTCGCCGCCGGCCACGCCAACTGACCAGCCGCCAACGTCATCGCGGTCCTGGGCGCGCGGTGCAGCAGGGTGGAGATCAGATCCGAGGCGTTGGACGGCGCTGCGGGCTTGACGGTTTCGGTCACGCGAAGTTCCCTTCGGCCAGGAAGTCGACGAGGGCCAAGACGCGGTCGACGTCGCCCGACCGGATCAGATCGGCTGGTGACTTGCCTTCCAGCATCCGGTTTTCCGCGTCGAGCCAGATCTTCACGCCGTCCGGCTGGTAGATCTCCAGCGCGGCTTTGAAGACCCGTTGACGTTGGGTCGCATAGAGCTGCTCCGCGCATTCGGTGCGCCACCTATCCCAGCTCGGGTCCGTCAGCTTGTGGTTGATCCACTCGTCGGCATCGAGTGTCGGTTCGAAGGGCTCCCGCTCGGTAGCGCAGCGGTCGCAGAGCTGGGTGCCCGCCGTCAAATGGTCATAGCAGAAGAACAGGCCGCAGCCCCGGTCACCGCCGTAGACGTCGTTGCCACACACGTAGGCCAGGCCGCGGTTGATCTCGGCGCCGCAGTCGGGGTGATCACACTGAGCCGGGACCCCGTACCCGACATCCCGATTCCAGTTGCTGTCGTAGCCGACCGACCAGCCCATCAGGCAGCGTCCTTGACCGGTCCGAACAGGCTGAAGCCCCGGGGCTGGTCGGCGACACACTGGGCATTCAGACCCTCGATCCAGATATCCCGGTCGATGCCCGTCGGGTGGAACTTGCTGTCCGGACGGTCAAGCCACGCCTCCCTCACTGCGGGATCGGTGGCCCACCGCAGCGCCTCAGCGTGGCTCGGGAAGTCGCCCGCGCACGCGTCCTGCTCGTGACAAGCCCAGGCCCGGGACGGCCGAAGAACCCGCCACAGAGCGCCCACCTTGAAGACGGCCCACGTGTTGCGGGTAACGAACGGGCACTCCCGGTCCTGCTCCGCGACATGACGACTCACGAGACCTTCTTTCGGGCGCGGGGGGCAGCCTTTGCTGGCGCCTTCTTCGCGGGTACGGCCTTCTTTGCGGTCTCAGCGGCCGGCGGCGTTGGCCTCTCCAGCCAGTCCCGCGTCCAGCTGACATTGGTGTCGCCGCTGAACCGGACCGGCATTACGACACCGACGAACTGATCGCCGATAGACACCAGTGCGCCCTTGTTCGGACTGGAGAGCTTGATTGCCATCTGGCGTGCGTTCTTGACCTTCGCGAACCGGGCGATCAGTTTCGGATCGAAACCGATGACCTGGACTGATCCCTCGATATCGGCTGCACGTTCCTCAACGATCTTGCGCCACTCAGGAAAAGTGTGCTCCTCCAGCTGCTTTGGGAGCGTCAGTGATTCACCGGTGGCGAACTCGAACGTCACCTGTGTCTCCCTGTTCACGACGGTCGCATAGAGCATTGATGCCCTGCACGCCTTCGCAACAGCCGCAACCAGCTTGGCCTGGTTGAGTGTCAACGACACCGAGAACTCGGCGCCACTCGCACCCTCCAGGTAATGGGCGGCCGCGGATCCCAGAACGAAGCGGTCCGTCGCGACGGCGATAATCCTGGTGCTAGTCGACTCCAGGTGGATCGCGTTGATCATCGGCAGCGTGGTGTCGCGGCTGGCGAAAAGCGCAGCATCTTCCACGATTCGGATCAGGTCCCCGATGAGAAGACGTCCACCCTGAAGACCTGCCCGTCTACTAGCGATGGCCTTTCGTCTCGGCGCGCGGCTAGTCACAATGCGTCCACCTCTCCGAAATCCAATGCCGCATCACGCAACCGCTTCGGGTGACGCAGCGACAAATCCAGATACTCGCTGTTGATATCGATGCCGATGTATCGGCGGCCGCTGCGTTGTGCGGCCAAACCTGTTGTGCCTGAACCGCTGAACGGGTCGAGGACTGTTCCGCCCGGCTTACAGCCAGCCACGACGCAATGCTGAGCCAGCGCCAACGGCATCACAGCGAAATGCGCTGCGGTGAACGGCTGAGTCGGAACCACCCACACGTCGCCCGGATTGCGGCCCCGCGTCAACGACTCCTCTGTAGGGTCTGGCCGTTCGCGGTGCTGGCGGGCAGACTGGCCGGGAACATCGGCCTCTTTCGTCTCGCGGTTGAACGACAGCGACGCTGGCACAGCCCGATCCGCGCGCCACGGTGTGGCGATGCTGTTCTCCTTGTTGGTTGCCCCGGAACGCGCGGTGCGCGAGGGCGTCCGGTCGCCGCTGTATTCGACTCGTACAGCGTCGAGATCAAACCCGTAGCGGGGCTGCTTGGAGAACAGGAAGACATTCTCGTAGCGACCAGACAGACGGTCGGTGATGCTCTCAGGCATCGCGTTCGGCTTGTGCCACACGATCGCGTTGCGCAGAATCCAGCCGTCATCCTGGAGGGCGAGTGCGACCCGCCACGGGATGCCCATCAGATTCTTCGCGGGAGGGGTTCCTGGGCGGATCGATCCCAGATGAGTGCCGGAGCGGTAGGCACCGCCGCGACGGCGGGCGGCGTTCATGTCGTCGCGATCGTCGTCGTGGCCCTGGTTGCCCCAGCTTCCGGCGTAGCTGTCGCCGAGGTTGATCCAGAGCGTGCCGTCATCGGCCAGGACGCGGCGCAGCTCGGTGAAGAGCAGACGAAGGTGCCCGACATAGGCGATTGGATCTGGCTCCAAGCCAAGGCAGCACGTCATTGCGGGAACGGCCACCGGCGGGGCGCCGAACACCGGCGAATACCGCAGGTCGGGCCAACTCGTTGGTTCCACACCGTAGTCGCGGAGCCCGAAGTATGGCGGCGAAGTGACGATGGAATCCACCGCGCCGTCTGGCAGTTTGGCGCCAACATCGAGCGCGTCGCCGTGGTAAAGGGTGACCTGGCCGTCGTCGAAGAACGGTTTCATGGCAGCCTTCCCACCGCTCGGAGGACCGCGGCGGCGGCCTGGACGAGATCGAGGTGCAACTGGTCGCCCTCATCAGCGGCGTCCGAATAGGCGCGGCGGTAGGCCTGCACCGGGGTCCACAGATCAGTCCCGTTGCCCTCTTCGCCCGCAAGGCTCTTCAACAGCTGTTCGGCAGCCTTCACCGGTGACATCGGCTTCATCACGCCACCTCGCGGATCTCGCGGTGATGGACGGCGCAGACATCGTCATAGTCGGCCAGGCCGGGGATCCACAGATCGTCGTAGTCGTCAGACCACGGGCACACGCACGGCCGCATCTCGCAATCGCCGCAGCACGCACCGATGAGCCAAGTCAGCGGCTTCACGCGGCCGATTCCCGACGCTTACCGGTGAACGTGTTGTTGGACACCAGAATTCGACGGCCCGGTGTCTTGTTGTACAGCGTCATCACCGCGATCGCCGTGCGCACCGGGCCCGAGCCGGCGGTGATCTCCCGCAGCTGGTGGGCGTTCGACTTCAGCTGTCGCGGATTCACCGACAGCATCACGTCGCCGAGACGCTTCAGATCGATCGGATCGTGCAGGTACCACAACACCAGAGCCACACCGTGAATCACCGCGGCGTCCAAACCATCCCGACGACCACCCCACACCTCGACGATCAGGTTTAGGGTCTGCGCCAACAGATCCAGGCCGCCGAGCTTGACGACCTTCTCCAGCGTGGACACACACGAGATCCGGTAATCACACGGCGACATGTCGACCTCGAGCCCGAGACGAGTGACGACCCGCTCGATGTCGGTCACCGCGGTGTCCCCCGACACCCTGCGTGCCTTCCAGTGATCCCAGGTGCCGGTCTGCTTGCGGTTGCGGTTCAGCTTGTCGAACAACTCCGCTTCGTCGGTGACCGAAAGCCCCTCGTGCACATTGACGACCAACTGGGGGGGGTCCACCAGAAAGCCCGCTGCCGCCCACCGGTGCTGCCCATCCACCACCGCGTAGCGGGGGCTTATCCCATCACCGCGGTCAGAAACCTCGATGATGCCGGCCAACCTGCGGTCCCACGTGCCGGCCATCTTCCGGGCGCGCGCGACGTCCAGGATCCGTTGATAGGTGGGGTCGGCGAAGATCTCATCGACCCGCAGCGTCGTCACGTACATGTTGCCGCTCACGACTCACCTCCGAGGATTCGTTTGACGGTGGTGAAGCCGACGCCGAGTTCGCGGGCGATAGTGCTCGGCGCGGTGCCCTGGCTGTTGGCGTAGAGGACGCGGGCGACCTTGACGCGGTCGATGTTGATGCCGACCACCTCAATGACGTGTTCGGCCGCGGGGAGGAACTTGGCTTCGTCGGTGGTGATCTCGTCATCGAGTCGGGCGACCAGCTCGGCGACTGATACGCGCGCTGCGGTGCGCTCGTCAGCGCCGGCCGACGCGGCGGCGTGAACCTCGGTGTGCACCTGGACGCTGACGGGCGCGCCGGGGTGCGCATCGCTGAGCATGGGCTCCACGTGGCGTTGTGCACTGCTGAGCGCCAGCAGGGACAGGGTGCTCCCGGCGATGCCCAGATCGATGGCTAGGGGCCACAGCCAGGCGATTTGTGTGCTCCAGCCGCCCCACCGGATCGCGAGATCCCGCAGCGCACTGAACGACAGGATGAACGCGGCCAGCGCCAGCGCGGCGGTAGTGCACAGCGCTGCGTAGTACGGAGCGCCGCCGATTCGGGCCTGCACGAGGACGTGCACGCCGTGTGTGGCGAACAGCATGACGATCGGGAGGGTGATCGCCATCGACGCTGCGATAGCGGGTGATCCGGCGTGCGGGGTGAGAAGTGCGTGGCCCACGTTGCCGGCCACCGAGGCGGCGGTGGCCGCGATCAGCCACACCCAGAAGAACCGTGTCGCTGCCGTGCGGGCAGCCTGAATGTCGGTCATGCTGCCGCCTGCGGGATGATCTCGCCGTCATCGGTGAGCTTCACCAACACCCGGACACCCTGGGTGATGTCGAAGCGCCACACCTCGACGTCGGCCGGCTCGATGACCTTGCCCTTGACGGTGTAGCCCATCTCCGCGGCCCAGTCCGGGTTCGCGGTGATCTTCCCGTGACACCCTGTCGTGCCGGATCCGCACGCCAACATCAGGTTCGACAGCACATCCAGGCCGCCCTGCGACTGATTCCGGCGATGATGGGCGTTCGTCGCGTGAGGGGCGCCGCAGATCTCGCAGCACTCCTGGGCGCGCTCACGCAGGTCGGCGCGCACCCGTTTCGGGATCTGCTTGCTCACTCGATACCGGCCAGCTGCTTGAGGAACGCCACCGCGTCAGCCGCCACAGCCTTCCTGGTGGCCTCGTCGGTATCGTCGGCCAGGACTTCCTCACCGAGGCCCAGAACGCGGGCCGTGGCGCCGAGGACGGCCAGCGACGTCGCGGCGGCGGCCATCGCCGGATCCTGGGGAACGTAGTTCTGGCCGCGCCAGTTCAGCACCGTGCCGTCGGCCTGAGCGAAACAGGCCGGACCGATCTCGATGATGTCGCCCAGGTGGTTCGGGTACGCCGAGCGGATCAGCTGATCACCGTGCTCGGCGCGCCGCAGGTACACCATGGTGGAGATGCCGAACTGCTGGCCGATGTTCGCCAAGGCGTCGGCCTCGTTGAAGTAGCGTTCGCCGTGGCTGAGGATCTCGTGGTTGCCGGCGTTCTCGGCATGCCAGCGGAACGGCTGAAAGTCGTTGAGGTAGTGGGCGTAAGCCTCGTCGCCCTCATCCTCGGTGAGCGCATTCCGTTCATCGAACTCCGCGCGCGTCACCGGCTGGTCCTCGATCAAGTCGACGTACACGACAGCGTGGTCGTCGTCTTTGGCGTCGTCCAGGGTGGTGTCCATGTCCATGTGTCTCTTTCTGTGTCAGGTGATTACGAACGGTCCACGACCAGCTCAGCGCCGCTTCTGAAGACGAGCCCGCGCCCAGACGATGCCGACAGCGATCGGGAAGGCCGCGAGACCCGCCACGATCGCTTCAGCGACGACGACCGCAACGAAATGCAGGGTGTCGGGCATCAGTCGGCGACCATCCGCTGCTGCTCGGCCTGCTCGCGCTGCCGGCGGATCTCGTAATCACCGGGGGCAATGCCCATGTAGCCGTGCTCCGGATGCGCCAGGTAGGCCTCAGAGCCCTCAGGGACGGACAGGGTGGCCACCCGAAGGTCCCGCGTCGAGGCGGGCTGCACATCGCAGTACACCGGCCCGTCAGCGGCATAGATGGCATGGGTGTTGCCACCCGATTCGCCGCGCACCACCGGCGTGCCCGCAGCCGGGACCGCGGTCTGCGCCCTCACCGCGGCGGGCCGCACCAGCACGTCACCCTGACGCTGCATCCCTGACTTCACCGGGATATCCAGATCGAAGTCCTGATCGGTGACCACATGCACACCGGTGGCCTCGATCAGCTGAGTCGTTGTTGCCATATCGATTCTCTCCCTTACTGTTTTCGACCCGGCTAGGTTGCGCGGGCCAGTTCCTTGTATTCCGACACCGGGACGTCGAACGTCCAGGCGGCAGCTTCCAGCGCGGTCTTGCAATCCGTGGGGATCGTCAAACCGAAGGTGTGGCGGGTTCCATCCCGCTCAACGGTGGCGTTCGTCGCGACCAGGGCACGAACGGGTAGATCGAGAACCTTGCTTGGGATGTCGTACAGCTCCAGCACCTGGCCGGGGTTCGCCGGATCGTCGCAGGTGTCAACGTGTTTGAACCCTGACGTTGCGATGAACTCTGGCCAGCCCATCTTTTCGATCGCACACCGCCGGATTTCGGTGTTGTCGTTCGCCATGATCTTGTCGGCACCCCAGTTGGTTTCGATCAGATCAGCCGGAACGCGCGTGCCATGCCACGCGTGATAGCTGTAGCCGTCCGCGAACAGCAGGGCAGGCCCGGTCGCGCTGTGCAGACGGCCCTGCTGGTCGCGCGACAGCACCGTGGGCCGATCGGTCAAGACCGCTGCGCCCTTCATCGGCCACCACCACCCGAGCTGTCGGCACGCCTCTGCTAGAGCGTCAAGCTGCGGCGAATTCTCCAGCCCCGCAAGGGGAAGCGCGCAGGTGTAGTACGCCAACCAGTACGCGTCCCACCACAGCGACAGCTCCATTCCGAGCTGATCCCAGAGCTGACCCCTGAGCTGATCCCCGAGCTGACCCCCGAGCTGACCCCCGAGCTGACCCCCGAGCTGATCCCCGAGCTGACCCCTGAGCTGACCCCTGAGCTGACCCCTGAGCTGATCCCCGAGCTGACCCCTGAGCTGATCCCCGAGCTGATCCCCGAGCTGATCCCCGAGCTGACCCCGCCCAAGTTCTTTGATGGCGGCAGCGGCGAAGACGCCCCCCATCGGGGAATCCATCCACACGATGACGCGAGGTTCCTCGATACCGGCCGCGCGATACGCGGCCCGGACGGCGGCCTCGGCCGCCGTCCGGGCGCAGCGCTCCGTGGAGAGTCCGAGTTCGAACCAGTCGGCCCCGACGCGCTGGACTTCCGCGACTTGGTCGGCGGTGAGCGGGGCGCCAAGTGAGACTTGAGGTTTCCCGGTCACAGTGCCACCACCTGGAAGCCCGAGAGGTACAAACCGGCCATCGACTCCAGTGCTGCGACAGCACCGCCGCGGTCCAGGACGGTGAATCCGCCCTCACCGGTGTCGACATCGGAGGGCGTGGCGTCACGCGCGACCATCACGGTCCAGAAGCCGAGCGGCTTGCTCTCGACCGCGAACGCGATGCCGATACCTGCGAACTTCAGCTCGACGACACGCTCCCCATCGGCGGTGACACCAGGGATCAGGTCGTACGGACGTTTGGCGACTAGACTTGCCACTGACATCGGGATTCCTTCCTAGTTGTGTATTCCGTTGTCGAACTGGTCCGTCGCTCATGCCCGAGCGGCGGACCGTCTACTTGCGGGAGATGTTGAAGCTGCCCAACAGATTCCAGGCGTAGCCCCGGTAGATCTCACGGCCGTCGTCGTCGAGGAACTCGTCAAAGAAGCCCTCACCAGACGCGGTAGGCCCCAGCTTGGGCACCAATGCGGTGCGCGCGAACTCGTCCGCCAGGACACGGGCGATGTCGTCAATCAGGTTGGGGCGCCCCGGGTCCGGTGCCTGGTTGGGGGGTGACACCGGACCCGGGGCAACATCCGCGCAGACCTCCCGGCACTCCGCGGACGATTCAGAAGACGAACGTCCCGGGCCCACGCTGATGCCGTCAGCGGTGTCGGGCCCGGGACAGCCCGCTGCAACCTGCTCGTGAGCGGGAGCGGACGATCCAGGGGGCGGGGCAAGCCATTCGGCAGGCCCGGTGCCGTGCCACGGCTCAAGGACCTCGGCGCGCTCCTCGGCCGCCGCCAACCGGTCGGCGCCGCCCATCGTCAGGAACGACTTCGCCCGGGCATCCAGCGGCCAGAACAGCTCCACGAGCGAGTCAGCCATGCGGCCCAGAAGCTCGACGGCGGCGTCGAACACCCGACGCGCGGTCACCAGCGGTTCCCGTCGACGTCCGCAGCCGACACTCCGACCGGCACCCGCGGCGCAGCATCCAGCTCGGCCTGGACACGCTCAGCGAAACGCCGATCCTCCCGGACCCACCAGCCCTTCGCCGCCCAACTGAAGCCGAACGCCGCAGTCAAAGCGAACAACTGGACCGTCATGACGCCGACCTCAACCGCCGACGCGACCCCTCCGACAACCCCTCCCAGAACGTCAGATCTTCGGAGTCGACCAGCGGGGCCGCGGGGACCTCGGCCGGCGTTGTCGGCTCCGCGTTGCGCCACCGGCGTGTCAGGTTCTCGACGTCCTCGTCGGTCATCCGCCACGAACGGCCAACCTTGAACCCGGTCAGCTCGCCGCTGTTGAGACGCCGACGCAGCCACCGAACACTGTCGGTCCATTCCGGCGGAAGATGAGCCGCCGCAACCTCTTCGAGCGAATGGGAGCGCTTCATACCGTTCTCACCACCCGGACGTGAATGTCCTGCGTTGCCGGGTCAGTGGTTACTTCGTAGACGCCTGGGCAAGGACTGCCGGGATCGGAGAGTAGATTGCCCCGCCACGACAACGGCTTTTCTTGAGCGGGGTCGGGGTGCCACACATGCTCAGTTCGGATGCTGTTGTCGATCCAGGCACCGGTCTTGACTTTTCGGCCATCAGAGTAGGTACCGCGGTCCCCGAATTCGGCAGCGAGGCCGTTGATCTCAGCCACGATGTCGGCTATCGCGCCGCACTCATCTTCGTGGCCGTGGCAGGCGTCGGATCCACCGATGGAGTCAATCGCCCAGTCCGTGCAGGAGTGTAGCCGCGCCGCAGCGTATTTCAGTGCGTCGTCCGCGCGCATCAGGCGGCCACCTCGCGGGCGATCAAGCGCGCGACCGCTTCAGCACCGTGCGGGGTGATCTTCAGGGTGTGCATGACCTCACCCTTGAATCGGGGTGCTTCGTGCGTCTCGATCGGCTTGAAGTACGAACGTTTGTGCGCGTAGGCCGAGTAGCGTCGGCGGATTTCGACGCAGCCCTTCGATTCCGAGTAGCGACGCTCCGTTTCGACGTAGATCCATCCCTTGTCGATAAGGAGGTCCCGCAGCCACTCTTCACCAACGTTGTTGTTCGCGGCGACGGTGCGGACTTTGAGGCAGTCGGTGTCGGCGACGTAGACCTCGAAGTAATTGACCTTGGGGCGTCGAGCGCGATCTTGTCCGCCTGCTGCTGGTTTTCCATGGCGAGCCGCTCGGTTCGGGTCCGGAGGATCTGGAAGGCCTCGAATAGCTTCTCGTCCTCGGTGAGTTCCCGGACGGGTGAGACCTGCTCGGCGTCGAGGAGGTAGTCACGGGTCTGGCGTGCGACCGGAGAGTCACGGAGCACCATCCCCAGCCGCAGGACGGCGCGCCGAGGGTACAGCCCGATTGATCCTGCGTTACGCGGCATCCCCAACTCGTCGGGAGTCAGTGACAACTTGTCACTGACTTCGAGCCTGCCGAGCACCTGATAGCCGTCATCGTCGAGCTCGTCGCGATTCCGCTTCACCGCTTGCCGAATCGCTTCGACAGACGTCTCGTAAAACTCGGCAACCATCTCCGTGGTCGCGTGCATGTCGTCGGGCAGGCATCGAAGAACACCCACCTTGTCGAGCACGTCGGTGCGGCCAGCGAGCGCGTCGCGCTCTGCGCGGGCATCCGGAAGTGTCAGGTCTGCGGACATCAGGCAACCGACTTCCCGCGCCGCGGTGGTGTGGCCGGCTGCACCGGGGGGCGCAGCGGCCCGTGCCACACGTTCAGTGGCTCAATCCCGAGCGCCTTGGCCCACGCGATCAGCAACCGGTCGCTGGCCTTTTTGTTGCCGTTCTCGACGTTGGAGATTCCTGCGTCAGTGATTTCCACACCCAGTTCGGCGATCCGGTCGGCCAACTGCACCTGACTCAGGCCGAGGCCTATCCGAACATCTTTGATCCGAACCATCGGTCCTAGCGGTTCTATCGCTGGCATAGCGACAACCCTAGACAACCATCGCTCGAATCGCAATACAATCGCCGATTTAGTTTCTGAGGTGCAAAACGACAAGTGTGTAACTATCGAAACCGTCGCTGAGCTGGCGCTAGACTTGTCATGACTTCACTGGACCTGTCGCGGTGGTGGCTGGAAGGCTTCACGACATGACAAATGAGACCCCTGCCCAGCGCCTGGGACGCCTAGTTCGTGCGCGCAGAAAGTCGCTGAGGCTGACCCAGGTTGATGTGCAGGAGCTAGGCGGCCCGTCGACCGCGACGCTCAGGCTCATCGAAGGTGGCAAACACTCCGACTTTCGGGACGGGACCGGAGCAGCCCTGGAGTCAGCACTTCAGTGGCTGACCGGGAGCATCGACGAAGTCCTCCGAGGTGGGGATCCGACACCGACGCGGACATCGCACTACCGCGAGGACGCCGGGTTGATGGTGAAGGAGTCCGAGGCGCTAGCCTCCCTGCGCGCGGAGTGGGCGCCAACCGCCGGCGAGCGTCAACGCGTCGCGAGGGCCGATCGCTCAGAGCGGCTGGCCGCGTGGGTAAACCTTTCCTTTCGGGCCGACGATGTCGATGCCGCGATACCTGCATTCGCCCCGGAGCCCGACGACGATCCGAGCGACATTGAGACGTACCTCGACGAGGTCGGCGGCCTGATCAACGCGGCCGAGGAATTGACGGACGCCGTCCACGAGGCGGTTCTGGAAGCTTTCGGCGGCGACGTCGCCCGACTGAGACAGATGAAGCGTGATGTTCGCCGTGCCAACCTGGCGAAACAGGGCCTGCATGAGAACCAAGTGCTTCCGGGATTTGACGAAGACGATGATCCCCCGCAGCGCAGCCCCCGCCCGATGGTGATCCTGTCGCTGACGGGCCCGGACAAAGGGGGACTTCGCGTGGTCACCCACGAGGAGTCGAAATCCATTCCGCGCGAGACATACGAAATCGTCTGCGCCTTCGAACCGGGCGCGAGCGACGAAGCGGCGCTCGCCGCCGCTCGGACGATTCTGCGGTCTCGCGATCCCGATAAGGCCTACAGGCCGGACAACAGTCCCGTGGACGAAGCGCCGCCTCTGGAGTTCCGAGACGCCGCGCGCTCTACTCCGACCGGCTACCTCAAAGGCAAGAGCGATCAAGGCGAGCCCCCGGACGGAGCCTGATTTGGCCAGATCGCGGGGCCGCCAGAGCCAAATCGGCCCATGGAACGAGCTGGGGATGAGGGAATAGACGGATGTCGGGGAAATCGAAGCGCACGCCGCCGCCGAAGCCGAAGCCTGGCTCGGAGTCGGCGGAGAAGATTGCCATCACGAAGTGGCGATCCATCGTGTCGATGGTGAAGGCGGGGATCTTAGGCGTCTCGGTGCCCTTGTCCATCCTTGCGGTATGGCCGCTCGCGGCTGTCCTTGCAGGCAAGACGACAGCGGTCAACGTGACCGTTGCCATCACCCTCACCATTGCCCTGACCATCACCAACGGCGTGACCGGAGCCTGGGGTTACCAGCAGAAGAAGAAGGCGCGGCACGCCAGGGCCCGGCTCAATGAACTGGAGCCGAGAATGGTGATACTGGGAGAAGAGAATGAGAGTCTCCGCCGCCGCAACGAAGCCCTCGAACGACAAGTGCCCCTGACCAGGCAAAAGCCGGCCAAAGATTGAGGGCCGGGCATAATATCACGGTCGTTACCGATTTACTGATTACAAACACGGGCATTTCGGGCATGATGGTCAGATGAAGAGAGGCAAACGATGAGTACCGCAGTAGTGCTCTTCCTGGGCTTCTTGCTACCCCTGGCAGCAGGCTGGTTCGCGCTGCTGTGGGGACGGCCGGCAGTCGCTCGTGCTCGAGTGGAGTACGAGGCTCTCCGGATTCGAGATCGCGTGATGGATGGCATCCTCTCCGGTGACATCAGCAAAGACGACCCCCGAGCTCAGGACGTGCTCAAGTACTGCGACTTCTTGGCGGATCACTCGCGGGAGTTGTCGTTGTCGGTTGCATGCGCCGTGTGGACGGGGATGCGGGAGGCTGGTATCGATCCACACCAACGCGCACAGGAGAAGGCAGCATCGCGCGTTGGATCTTTCCTCGGAACTGAAGGTGGAAGGCGGCGATTGCAGGAAGCCGAGGCGGAACTCGACCACTCGATCGCCAGGTACTTCGTGCACGGCTCCACGCTCTGGTGGATCTTGTCACCAGCCCAGCGCGTTACGCGGTACCTGCGATCGCGCCAGTCGCCGTCGTTAGACGTACCCATCCCAGCTGACCCTCCGAAGCCGGGCGAGCTTGCGACTAAGGTGCGGGAGGCATCCCGAGGTCAGTCCTTCCCGCCCGCTCTCTGGACCGTTCACGGCCTGAAGACGGCTTCTTAGTTACAATGGTGTAGTTCCTGGTCAGACCCATTTGTGTCGGACTGACCGCCTAGCGTCCGCTCCATGACAGCTGAGGCGAGATGGCATCCATGGCGGATCCTGCGCAACGACCACGCTGAGGTCGACGTCTCCTGCCGCTACCAACTCCCCGAGCATCTGATGGGCATGCAGCACGGTGCCCGGATCTGGTTGTGCTCGACACTGACCCAGGCTGAGCGCAGGTGCACGCTCACGCACGAATTGGTGCACCGCGAGCGCGGACCCGTACCAACCGACCCGGCAGCGGCCGCACGCGAGGAACAGATCGTCGACGAAATCACCGCGCGCCGGCTCATCGCCTTACCGGCACTCGTTGCCGGGCTGCGGTGGACACGGAACCCGATCGAGCTCGCCGAGCAGCTGTGGGTTGATGAACCCACACTGCGGACCCGCATGGACACCCTGGACCCGGTCGAAGTCGCCGAGATCGAGCACCACCTGGACGGAGACTGGCTATGGATCCCCTGACCCCACAGCAGCAAGCGATCCTCGACGTGGAGCAAAGCTTCTGGTTGACCGCCGGGGAGAAGGAGGACGCGATCCGCGCGCTGGGCCTGTCGCCGGTGCGCTACTACCAGCTGCTCAACCGGCTCGTCGCGACCGAATCGGCACTGGCGTACGCTGCGGTGACCGTGAATCGGCTTAGCAGAATTCGCTCTACAGACCCCTAGTTTGCCTTGAAGAACGCAGGGTCTCCGATGCCGGTGGTTAACGTCCATAAACCGTCTGCTCCGCTCGGGACGGCGACACACACGTTGCCCTTTGCTGTGCCGCCCGGGTAGAGGTCCCCGACGTCGCTCAATGGGTTGGGAAGGACCCCACAGTCGTCGTCGTAAGTCCGGTTGTCGGCGCCGACAAATTTGATTCGGACACCGAAGATGAGATTGCCGGTCTTCTCACCGACATAGGTGGCGGTGACGGGGACGATCCAATACTCCATGCCTGGCTCAGGTTCATCGTTGAAGCGGTTCTCCGCGGCGACTTGAGTCCCCGCTTCACGGGGCTGGCCGAGGGTGATTTGCCAGTCCCGACTCGTCACTTCCTGCCCGATCGGAAACGGATTGTCTCTGCTCCCTTCACGGGCCCGGGCGTTGTTCTCGGTCTCCGTGGCTCCAGACCCGGCTGATGGGGTGAAGTCGGACTTGCCGAACGCGTCACTGAACGCATGTGAGACGAGCGTGAGGAAAACAACTGCGCCAACCACCATCCCAACGATCGAGACAATGATGGCGGCGACACTCGTGCCCTTGGTTTGGCCGGAGAGACACACGCCGACGATGCCAAGTATTAGCGCGATCGGTAGTAGCACCCACCCGACGATGAGCGCGCCGGGGAAGCAGGCGAACACGAACCCGACGATGCTGGCGATCAGGGCGATGAGTCCGAGCACGTTCCGCCTCACCGCTGGCGGCACCGGCGGCGCCGCGGCAGTTGGGTAGGGCCAATTCCCCGGCGGTTGAGTCAACTCTCCCCCTAGTGCGTTTGTCGGGGCTGCTCGAGCACAGATGATCTTGCCCCGTGTCTGCCTGCTACGCCGAGTGAATCCCCCAGAACGCTGGCCATCGCCGATCTAGGTGTCGTTATCACCGGCCGGGGCGACGAGCATGGTGGCCAGCGCGGTCGCGTTGCCTTGCCCTGATGTTCGGTCGAGGTGGCCGTAGATGTCGACAGTGGTCTTGATCGACTCGTGTCCGAGGTGTTCCTGGATGGCCGGTAGCGGCCTGCCCAGTTGGATCAGCCAGGACGCGCAGGTGTGCCGCAGATCGTGGATACGCGGTAGGAGCAGGTCGCCCGACTTGGTGCGGCCGCCATCGATCCCGTCAGGCCAGGTTCGGGCGACGGCCGGTGTCCACACGTTGGACCGGAAGTTCGGTGCCCGCACCGGGCCGCCCTGAGCGCGGCGGCCTCGGCCGGGGTTGGTGAACAGCCATGCTCCGGTGTAGTCGAGGTTGTCGAGCACTTCCTTAGGGACGTTGATGGTCCGGATGCTCTTGGGCGTTTTCGGCGGTCCGAGGCGGTAGGGGTCGCGCTTCCATGCGCGCACGATCCGCACAGTGTTGTGCACTCTGCTCACATCGGAGGGCCGCAGTGCGGTGGCTTCTGACCAGCGGCATCCTGAGGTGACGAGGAAGTCGACGAGCGGCTGCCAAACCCCGGGCATCTCGGCGAGCAGCTGGTGGTACTGGCCGTGCTCCAGGAAGACGGGGTCGTCTTTTTCGTCGGTGGGGAGCTTGGTGCCTCCGGCGGGGTTGGCCGGGATGTGGCCGGCGGCGACGGCGGCGGCGAGAGCTGCGGAGAGTAGGCCGTGCTTGTTGGCGATGGTCTTCGCGGACACACCTTTGGCCCGCATGGCCTGCACCCACTTGGCCACGTCGTCTTTGGTGAGCGCCTCCAGTGGGATCGCCCCGAACGCGGGCCGGATCTCGGTGCGGACGTAGCTGCGGTAGTCCTTGGGGGTGCGCTCGTCGACGCCGGTGAGGTGATCGATGTAGCGGTCCACCCAGTCGGCCACCGTCATGCGGAGGCGGGGTTTGCGCTGGATTCGGGCGATCTCCTCAGCGCGTTCGGGGCCGACCTGGCTGACGAGTTCCTTGAAGCGTTCGGCTACGGCGGGGTCGTCGAAGCTGAGGCTGCGCTGCTTTTTGGCGTGGCGGTAGTACACCCGGTAGGTGATGGTGCCGTCTTTGCGGGTGTAGGTGTCGATGGTCGCCAC